ATACAAACTTCTGAAAGAACGAATGAAGAGGCGTACAGGTGAACTTACCGTTGTGTCTAACAAGCTCTCTGAAGAGAGAAAACTAAATCAGGTATGGGAGAATTGAGATGAAACGAACAATCATGTACCGCTACAGTTCTTGGACAGAAGGTTGTGGATGTTGCTCAAATAGTGAATCACTCTATGATGTCTATGAAGATGGTGTGTTGGTATCAGAAGCAAATTGGTGTGGGCTTGCACAGGATGAGGCAGACTTACGGGGTATTCTTAAGCATCTAGAACCTTTTGATATTGATCCTGATAGTTGGTGGTTTTGATGAAAGTATGCTGCGGTAACGGAAAGCCTTATGACACTCTAACAGACTTCGAACGTCTCGGTGGTTGCGGGAACGATCACTGTGTAGGCCCAATTAGTGTAGAAGATTATGATCTACTCTTGACAGGGCTTGGAACATTCGATATAAGAGATTGCACAAGCTCAGATGAGTTGTGTAAGTTGATTAAACCAACAGGAGAGCAAGATGAAATTTAGTAAAGAGGCTTGGTGGGAATATGTCAGGGGTACTGAACTGAAAGATATGGAAGATGGTGATATCCTAATTGCACTGTAACAAGCGTTCTATTCTGGATATATCTGTAAAGAGTCTGAAATTAAAATTATTGATTCTCAACTCGTTGCACTCAAGGAGATGTTTAAGTGAAGCCCCACGAGATTGACAAGATTAAAAGTTTAGATCCTACAGGCTGCAACGGCACTGTGCAAAGTGTTCTGATGAATCCTAATATCAACCAAGCACATTATGCAGAAGTGTTGTATTATTTGTTGAGTAAGGTGCTTGAAGAGAAGGGGTATCTTGAGCGTGCTAGTAATGCCATGACTAGGGTGTTGCAAGCTAATGGGTTGGTGGATGAATTGAATAAATGTCTTGAATTGGAGGAGAAACTATGAACTACATAGCAGAAAATGTTAAAGTATTCTTTGGAGATATTGAAGTTACAGGTTATGCACTTGCCGACCCAATCTATGCAAATCGTGAACGACTGTGGTACAAGGATATTGAAGGAAAACCTTTCACTGTACTTGCAACTTGTGAAGATTACACTGTAGTAGAGGTTCCTTTCAATGAATTAGGTTATGAAAAGCATATTAAGCCGATGAAGCCAACTGTTAAGAGTCCATTTAAGTGTGTGGTGGAGAAATGATTTCTCATCTAGACTATTTAATGAGTCTTCCACAAGTACATAGGGAAATTTATGGTTACGAAGAAGAAAACAAACCAAATGATTATTGTGTCTGGACAGATATTGGTTATAGTAAGAGTCTAATGGCTTGGGTTGAAACTGATGAGCACTTTAGAGATAGAATTAAAGAAATAAAGCTTGACTGTAAAATAGAAACATGAGACATTGGTGGTGTAGGGATTTGTAGGCAGGAAAAGCGGGATAATTATTAAATAACCAGTAGAAGGAAACAAGTGCATGGGAAGTCGCGAAAGGGCGTTTGTAGTACAAGTTGACGGTCAGGATATCGCCGTTCCCCGTAAACGTGTTCGTAAGGATAAGGTTGGTAAACCTGCTGTAAACCATAAGTATGATGATGAAAAAGAGTTTAATTCGTTGCACTTTAAGCCTATTGGAGAGGCACAAACGCTTGGGGCACAGTATCTGCAAGAAGGCCGTAAAATAGTTGCACTACAAGGCCCAGCCGGTGGTGGCAAGTCAATTCTAGCTGCATGGCACGCTGCAAACCTGTTGAAAGCTAAATCTATCCATAAATTGTTCTTGGTTCGACCTTATGAGTCTTGCGGGCGTACAATCGGGGCGGTTCCCGGCACGGAAGGAGAAAAACTCTCCGTTATCTTCACCAGCATCTTGGAGCATCTGACCAAGTTCCTTGGTAAAACGCAATTGTCTTACATGCTTGAGAAGAAAGTAATCGAATTCAAAAGCGTCGAATGGATGCGCGGTTATTCCTTTGAGGACGGCGTTTTTGTCTTGTGTGAAGAGGTGCAGGGATTCGATACTGACCTTATGCAAATGCTGACAACTCGTATTGGTGATGGCGCGCAACTTTGTATGACGGGTGATTGGCGTCAAAAAGACATCCGCAAGGAAACTGGGCTTAAGTACTTGAGTGAAGTTGTAGAGGCTGCAAATAACACACCACCAGAATTTCTTGATGACGAAGATATTCAGGAAATCAAGAATAACATTGGGTTTGTGAATTTTACATTTGAGGACAGTGGTCGTCGAAGTAAGTTGACTAAAGCACTTGTGAAATTGTTTTACTACGAGAAGGGGTAGTTATGGAAGTCGATTCAACAAGATGGGAGATTATAAAAGAATGGAAAGAGGGTAGACGCCACTACCTAGAAGTTAAGTGTAATATTTGTAATACACACTTTGATAGATCACGAAAAGAGCAAATCTTTGGAAAGGTTCTTAGGCAGTGTGAATGCGATAAAACTGTGCGTGGAAAGCCATTTGAAATAGGTGAGCGGATTGGTAAACTGATAGTTCTGGAAAGAGATAACAGTATTACGGATAATAAACATGTTTGGTGGAAGGTAAAGTGTGATTGTGGAGAAGTTAAATCCTTACAAGGTAGTCAGTTGAGGAACGGTACAACTTCAACATGCGGATGTTTGCTTTCTGACAAACGTGGAGGTAAAAGAGAAAAGCATGGCAGGACTAAAACAAAAGAGTATAAAATTTGGACTAGTATGTGTGGTAGAGTAACAAGACCAGACGAAAGTACCCGTAAATGGTATTTTGACAAGGGTATTGGTGTTTCTTCTGAGTGGAGAGCTGGTTTTACACACTTCTATGAGGATATGGGAGACTGTCCAGAGGGGTACTCTTTAGACAGAATTGACCCATCAGGTGATTACTGTAAAGAAAACTGCCGCTGGGCTTCTCTTGAACTTCAATCTATTAACAAAGGATTGTTTTGCAATAACACAAGTGGTAAGACAGGTGTTTCCTTGAATCAACACGGAAAATATATGGCTTACATTTACAACAAGGGCGAGAGAATCCATCTAGGGAGTCATGCAACTTATGAATCAGCAGTCAAAGCACGCCTTGAAGCCGAAGAAAAATATTGGGGAGACATTAATGAGTGAAGATAATATCGTTCCATTCTTTCAACCAAACAAAACGTTCACAACAGAATTTCGTGGTGTTCGGTATGATTACTACTTGACTGGTGAAATTGGCAAGGCTGAGGATTATGTAGACTTGTGTAATATTCTGCGTAGTGCATCGGCACAAGATGAGGTGGTGATAAGAATCCGGAGTGGCGGCGGGTCTGTACACACAGGCAATATGATCATCAACGCTATTAGTGAATCTGAGGCTAATGTCGTTGGGTTCATTGAAAGTGACTGTGGTAGTATGGCTACGTTCATCTTCTTGGCCTGTCATACTTGGGGCGTTTCAGACACTGCTGAGTTTTTCTGTCACACTTGTAGCTATGGTTCTTGGGGTAAGGAACATGAAAATTTTGCACAGGCTGAGTTTATTCGTAAACAAGCACACAAACAGATGCGTGCTCGATATGAAAACTTCCTCACAACTCAAGAAATCGAAATGGTCATTTCTGGGACCGACATCTATCTAGATGCTGATGAAATTATGCAGCGACTTGAAGGGTATTCGGAAGCTCGAAATAATAAGCCTTGCGACTGTGGCTCAGAAGATTGTCCTCAAAACCAACGCCTCGCAGCTCTCCAAGAGGAAGAAGACTTCGACGACATGCCAACACTGGAAGACATGATTTCTTCCGCTGTAGCTTCCGGTATTGAGCAATATGAAAAGAAACGACTTGCCGCTGATAAAAAGGTCACGAAGGTAAAACCAGCAAAAGTAATCGAAAAATCTGAATAAAGAGCTTGCATTAAATACGTGGGAGGGGTAAAATTCTCCCACAAACTTAAACCAAAGGAGAATTAAAATGGGTGAATTTACAGCGTGGCTTTGTTGTATGATTTTTGTTGCACTTGTGTCAGTTAACAATACAACATTCCGTTTCGATGCAAACGATGCAGTTAAAATGCTAAATGAAGTATGTTCCAAGAATGGCGGCATTGAATATTCCAAAGTGGACATTGACAATTGGTTGTTTACTTGTAAAGATACTGCTAAATACACTGTTAAACGTTAAGGAGAAATTGTATGATCAGCGCACAAGAAATAGAAGAACTTATCGCAGAACAACAAGCTGACCTTGCTGCACAGGAACTGCTAGAGAATTCTGAGGAAGAAGAATGAACATCTTTGATAAATTATACGAAGTTCCAGATGAAGATGGACACCTAGAGCCAGTGTTTGATATTGATCCGTATATTTATTTAGAACTAGATCTACATTATGCCCAAGGAGAGATGTAATGGATTTTGATGAATTTATTAGTTACCTGAAACAAAGCCTACCAGATAATGTTGACTGGTATGTAGACCAGAGCAGGTTCAAAGGTAATGATCTTGTAGGGGCAACCATTAAGTTTAATTTTCCTGTACAACAGGACGAGGAAGAATAAAATGCCACTATACATGTTAGTTAAAGTAGACTTCGAACATCGTGAGAATATGGGATTGTTTGATACACAGGCTAAGGCGCTTGCTTTGCAGACATCACTTGAGCTAGAATTATTTGACTCAGGTAGTTTGGCTGGTATTAGTTTCTATGTAGAGGAGCACTTTGTTAAATGAATTATGAACAAGATCAGCTAGAGGGGTTGGAATCATCTTTGGAACATTGGATTCTGTCAGATGAAAAAGATATGGTAGATACTTTTGGTGAAGATCTGGTAGTGGCTGTAAAAGAGGCTTTGCACAATGAGTGACTTCAGTAGTTGGGAAGATTTAAAAGAGTGGTTATCTGATCCTGAAGATAACTGGAATACCGTAAGTTATCATGCTTGGACTTGGGGTAATTCTTACATGTCTTGTTATGATGAAGACTGTGGTTGTTCAGATGATTTCGAGACTGTAGAAGACGCTGTGGAAAGTATTAGGGATTATTGCGGTAACAAACTTGAGTTGGTAATTAAGAATGACTGACCACGACCGATGGCTTGACCAAGATTTAGATGATCACTACTTAGAACTTCTTGAGTCTGGCCTTGAAATACCCTGGCCCGATGAACCAGCAATAGAACCAAATAACGATTACGATGATTATGACGGCTGGGATGACATGCAATGATGAGGGTAATTAAAATAACTCCTCACATCCCTTATTATCTAGCCGAAGGAAACGTTGTACAAAGTAAGTGGAGAGAACCTTTCGTAGACAGAGTTGGTAATAAAGCAACGCTAACGAAACTAGAAGTGCTTACGAAGAAAGGGAAGATTGTAGATTACACAATTCAAGTTCAGTGGGAGTAGAGATTATGGCTGAGAAGAAGCAGAGAGAAATCAAAGTAAGTTATATCTCCTACGAGGAGTATACCCAGTATGACTACGTGGATGTTGCAACTTGGTTCATTGTAAATGCTCTTCAACAATATGTCTATTTTCACACGTCGGATCGTGCAGAGGCTCAGCGAGTTTGTAATGATCTATACGGAGTAGGATTTTATACAGTAAAGACCTCAAAAATTCAGAAGACTAAATCAAGTCGTGAGGATGGCGGATATTCAGCTTACGGGTCGAATAGTCGTAAAGGGTTTGCAAGTCAGTTGAAGAAAACAACATGAAGTACGATAAACTCTACATGGACTTAGCTTTACGAGTTGCACAGGAGAGTAAATGCCCACGTAAAGCTGTAGGTTGTGTCATTGTACCAGAATCAGGAATGTTGGCAGTTGGTTTCAATGGTCACGCATCAGGTGGTCCCAATATATGGGATTATTCAGAAGACGGAAATCCAGAAGTAGTACATGCAGAATTGAATAGTTTAGGGAAAATGCTAGAACAAGGGGTTAGTGCTAAAGGATCCACGGTCTATGTAAGCTTGAGTTGTTGCCTTGATTGTGCTAAGCTTCTTGTACGTGCCAAGGTAAGTCGAGTTGTTTATTTGGAGAGTTACAGAAAGACAGATGGGCTGGATTATTTGAGAAAATACAATATTTGTGTAGAACAATTTAAAGGAGAACAAAATGAAAACTAAAGTAAGTGCTTGGAAAGACGAAGACATTGTAGATACTCGCAAACTCCAAATCTTTAGCTTGTGTCAAGTAATGGCAGCTTTCCATTATGAACTTGTAGAGTACAAAGGCCACGCTTCACGATTTGAAAGTACCCACCGCTCAAATAAAGGTCGTAATGTAATTAGCTGGTCTAAGGCCATTTCGCTCTATAACGGTGATTCTGTAAAATGTGTATTTGGTCGTCCTCCTAATCGTTTGACATTGTGGAGTTTTACCGACTACCAAGTAACACAAGCCAAGGCTGCAAGGATAGTTAAACAGCTCAAATTGCAGTTCTGTCGTCAAACCAAACAGGTGATTGTACAAGATCATCGTGTTGAATTTATTACCCCTTCGTATAAAGCTCTATTCCTCGGGAATAAGTATCTATGAACAGATCGATTATCTATGTCTGGTCATCAGGATTTTGGATATTTGGAGTAGATTATCATCACGGTACACATTCAGCTTTAGGTAAGTATCAAGAAGTTATTCTTGGCGAAGGATGGCATAGACAGGAGATTACTTTGATGGTGAATGACTTCATTGAAGAGAATCTATTGCTGTGGGAAGATTGATAGAAATTTATAAGCTCTGAGGCTCTTGTCTCGGGGCTTTTCTTTTGTTAAAATTATCTTATAAATTAACTAGGAGGCTACATGATCTACATAACAGAAATGCTGCGTTGGGGTGATGATGAATCCCACCATTATATCATTGGAGCATACTCAACCAATGAAGAAGCCTCTTACGCAGGAGAATTTCGTGAAGATTTGAATAAGATCAAGCACTTAGCTTATAATTTTGACTCAGATGGTGTTATTGATGCTATACGAACTCTAGAAAACAAAATGTTTGAGGTGTAGGTAATGAGTAAGAAAGGAAATCCTGATTTTAAACCAATGACAGACCAGCAAAGGGAGGAAGCACACCTAAAACGTCTAGCTGACCAAGAATATGCTGTAAATCACCTGATAATTGAGTACAAAGATGCCGATTATTGGCGTTCATTAGCCTCAGAACAGGGGCTGAAGATGCCTAATTGGTGGATAAAGGGGGTAGAAGTTAAGTATATTCGGAGGGCTTGTAAGAAACTTGGAATTGATGTAGCTGAATATGTTGAGTCCACTGGCTTTAAAAACCTTAAAGAATTCACTGAAAACAATGAAAAATGGACAGCTTTTGCCCATGTAGGGTTGGTTTTAGAGTTTTATAAAGAGAATACAGCTCAGAAAGGTTGTTAGAATCAATTGAAAGTGGTAAAGTTAAGGTAGTTTTTGATGTATTCAGCTCGATTAACATTAACAGAGCCCGGTAGTGGCTCTTAGGAGAAACAGATGCTTATCCTATTGTATTTTATCGTTGTAATTGTTGTTTCATACATCCATGCACACGGATGCTACGTCAAGGGAACTAAATATCCGTGGAAAGAGGATGCGATCCTATGCTTTCTTTGGCCCATCACATTGCCTATAGGTATTTGGATGATTATTGCATCGGAGAGTAGACCATGACACTAGCTGAACATGAAGATCGTCTTGTTAAAGACGAAGAATACCGTAGTAAATGGATTGATGAAGAAGTTCGCAGTTCTTCTGAGTGGTTTGTGCAGCAACTCAGCACTAAACAGAAGGATACACAAACAGTAACTTAGTGTGGAGAGTGAAATGACTGCGAATCGTCAGCTTGCAGAACAACGGGGTTTATCTGAACACCAAATTCAAGAGATTGATCGTCTGCACGAACATCTTGACAAAACAATGGACTACTTTATTGAACAAGGTTGGACACAAGGACGGGAAGATGAAATTCATGATATCGAATACCTCTTGCAACAAGCTTGGGGTTTTCCTAAAGACTGTGGATACCATCGTTATGCACACCAATATGCTTTTGTCTGCCAGTGGTATGGGCGTACATTCAAGTGTGTAGAAACTGGGAATAAGATTACACTAGGTAAAGATATTCAAGAACGTCAATACATTTCTTTTGGTAATTGTGCAATTGACTTGGGTGTGTTAAACGGTTATTCTCGTCGTATCGGAAACATGGAGGAGATTAAATGATAACAGATAAACAGAGGTTCGAAGAGTTTACTAGAAATGAAAAAGAATTTGAGAGTCAAGGCTGGGTAGTACATCACATTTGTGGGTGTGGGTACGTTCCTACGCACTCAGAGAACAGTGTGCTTATGAGGTTTGACTTTCCTTGGTGCCCTAAATGTGAAATGAGAGACTACCGAAAGAAGTATCGTCGTTGGATTTCTCAATCTATTTGGTATAAACCACAGACATGGTTTCGCGGTTACTATGAGTGGGAACAACAATGACCACACAATATTCACCCGAGAAACAATTGATCAAAGATTTCATCCGCTGGGCTAGTGATATGCATAAGTGTGCGATTGTGGCATTCCCAGATGAATTTGCTGCGAGTCAGTATGTGAATTACAAATTTGTCAATACATGTGAATTATTGGATGAATTTATGAAGGAGAGAAGTAGTGGGATTTAAAATAGATTTTATAGTTGAGGGTGGTGATCTTATTGATGACCATTGCAATCCCGCAATCTATACACAAGATATTAAGGTAGGTGGTAACTCATGCTCTGATACGGTGTTCCTACAACAAGACGGACAAGTAGTGGGGTTTACTACAAGACAGTTTGAAGAGTTTATTCGTGAGGTTATGAAGTCATCCTTGTTTTGTGATTTGAGGAATGAGCTGAGGGAGGAATAATGAACCAAACAATTGAAGAAAGAATGCAATCCATTGAAGACCAACTCAAAGAGCTTCAGAAAGAACTGGAAGAATCTCTTGCGCGCTACAACAAAAACCAGTATCCTTTTACAAATGGTGATATTAGTAAGTTCCGTAGTGGAGCTATTGGGGATATTCCTGAGACTAAATGTCTGTGGGATAGCATTCCTATAGAAGATCGTATGAAGCCTATGGGGCTAAGTTGTCCTTGTAGGAAGTGTTCGGCTTGGTGTTGAGGAGAGAAATAAATGATTGTACTAAACGACTTGTGTGGTTGTGAGGATGACACTGTAATTGAAGTTGAATACTTGAAACAGTATCTACAAAACAGTATCTATGAAGCACTCAGTAAAACAGAACCTATTACCTATGAGCAATCAATTAAAATTATGGAGGGGCAATATAGGAAAGTTCTCATGGGTGCTTACACAAACCCTGAATATGATCCACAAGTGAAATGTACACTTGAAGAAGATGGAAAGATGAATGTAACCTTCTTGTGTCCACAATGGATTGCTGATATGATTAATGAAGATGGACACCATTGATGAAGCTGTTACTTATAGGAGTAATTTTAATTCTTACAGCATGTGACAATAAGCCTAAGACTCTTACTTGCACATCATCAACACCAAAAGGTTGGGTCACATGGGAGGAAGATGGTGGTAAAACTATTTGTTGGAAAAGTAAAGGTTTCCAATGTGCACCTAAATGTAAGGAGAAATGAGAATGTTAAAAGATACAGGTTTGAAAGAAGTTTTTGTTGTTTCTAATAAAGTATATATTGTCTTTCATGAACCAACAGAAGAGGTCGGGTTAACTGTGGATGACCTGCAAGAATTACTTTTGCTGTTGGTTGGAGAATAAAGATGATTGAAGGACTAAAGCTAGCTCTAAAGCACTGCACCAAATATGAAGACAGGATGTACTTGTCTTTCTTGATTAAAGTGTATGAGAGGAACAACAAATGATTCTAGACTTGAAAGATAAAACAGAGTGTCGATTCAAAACACTTGAGGATATTCCGGGCTTTGTAAGTGTGCACGAAGAGGTTAGTGACTTCTTAACGCTCAAGCTGACTATCATCTGTGATGACCCTAAAGACTTTGCCGAATATCTGTATTATAATCTACCCTCTGGTTGTAGACTTGTTGGAAGTACAACAGTTACTATCTTGACAGATCTTGTTCAGTATGAGATTGGGGGTATTGATTATAAGTTTGATTGGGAGAAATCATGAACAAAACAGAACTTATAGGAGCAGCAATAGCTATAACACTTATGCCTTGTATTATTGGGGTTTGGATGGTTTATAATTTGAGAGGTAAGAAGTGAGCTTATTTGAAGATTGGTATATTACAGTTCGATCAGGCCCAGACATCAATGTCTATGATGATTTGAAACTAGACCAAGAAGGTGAGTATTATTACCAAGAAACCTTTTGGATGCATAAAGCATTTCTTGCTGGGCAAATAGTGTGTGAAGAGAAGAAACAATGACAGACACATACGAACGTTGTTCCTGTGGCGCTAGAGATAGGGCTAAGTGTAGCAAGGAGAGTTTATCAGGTGGCGGTAAGCTGTGTGTAAAAGACTTGAAAGAGGAGAAAGTAGGTATTAAAGTTAACATGGAAGATATTGGTATTCCAAAATACGATCTATTTGGCGAGCTGTTCAAGCTAGGTGTCACACAAGTAACTGAGAAATGGCATGACCTTCTGATTGTTGAGCTTATCCTTGAAGGAGATTTTAAAGATGAGGATATTGCTAAGTGTCTTTATAAGAATTCTCCAATGATGTATAGACATGTGGGTGACAGCACTCAGACAGTTGAAGGTGTGAATGGCATGTTGTTTAAATATGGGTTTACGAGGGGATAGTATGCCAAGATTTAAAGAGTCTTACAAAGTGGTGACAGAAGAGTTTACAACAAGGGAGGCGGCCCTGAAGGTCTTTCATCTACTGGATGCACTACCTAATGTCAGTGTTCATATTGAGCAAGTCAGTATGCCGGTGGTTAAGTGGGATTGTATCGATGATGGATATGGTGTTGTCGGCTACAGTTGGGATTGTTTTACATGTGACACTGAGCATTCTTTTGTAACACCTTTCCTAGGGGATACATATCGTTGCAGCAAGTGTCACACGGAACATTATAGTGATTGGGAGGAAGAATGACACCAGAACAACAAGCTCTGATTGATAAAGCCCTTAGTCGTAAAAATCTTGGTCGTGAAGAACAGCGTAGGCTTGGACTGGAGTTGAAAGATGCTCTTACGCTGAATAAATATCAGGCGAATATGATTAGGGAAATGAGGGGTGAGATTATTAAACTTAAGATTGAGAGGAAAGTATGAGTAATAAAGTTTGGTGTGTTATGACAGACGATGAAAATTATGAAACAAAGATTTCCATGGGATGTTATATGACTGAGAAAGAGGCAATCAAGAAGGCCGAATATTACAATTATGATGAACACCCACATTTCTGGGTGGAAGAATATAAATTTAAGGGTGAGGAATGTCAGGAATAAAAGAGCAGGCTATTGTTTTAAGAAAGCAAGGTCTAACGTATGCACAAATATCAAGCGCCTTAAATGGCGCTGTATCTGTTGATTGGTGTAAACGAAACCTAAAGGCTGTCGAGTACAAGAAAACAGAAGATCCAATACTTACTGAAATCATTATACTTGCACTCAGACCAGAAGGTTGCACCAACTACGAACTGACGGGGATTGTAATGAAACACAACCCTGAATTGATTGATAAGAAAGGAGCTTACATGAGTGCATATAAACGTAAGGCACGGGACAAGAATAGGAACTCATTATTTCGGCCTTCATGGATTAGTCCAACTAAAGCTTTTGAGAGTTCTCAGGCTATGTACAGTATTGCTGATTCTATCTTTGAACGTATACAAGAAGCTGTACGTGACTATGCTGATATGTTCCCAGAGGTAGTAGATAAGAAAGCAATCCTAGATGAGATAGTCAAAATATCAAATGCTCACTTAGTTAAAGAGGGGTTGAGTACAAGGCTTTCAAGACATGAGGTGGTGGTAGAGAAGCTAATTGACAGGCACCAGACATAGGTGCACTTTCTAGTCCTATTAACTCATTAGTGTGGTGCAGCTACTATTGCTGTGGGTGCACCTCATTTTTGATAATATTATATACGTGCGGTGGAGTGTGAAATGATTCAAGAAGAAATATTGACTGAAGTCTGGAAAGATATTGAAGGGTATTCCGGCTATCAAGTTAGTAACATGGGAAGAGTTAAGAGTCTTGTAAAGGCTTACAGACGTGAAGAGATTATTCTTAAAGGTAGTCCTAACACAACAGGTTATATTCTTGTACAGCTTTATCCTGAACCAAGACAGCGTAAGTCACTGCTTGTGCATAGGCTTGTTATGCTAACCTTTCAACCTAATCCAATGATGGATGAACTGGAGGTGAATCATAAGGATCTAGATACAACTAATAACAAGATGTCTAATCTTGAATGGGTTACTCAAAAGGAGAACAAAGAGCACTATCAGGCAAGTGATAAGTTTAAGACTGTAATCATTAAAGTGCCCAAAGGTGAGGAACAACATCTATCAAAGCTTACGGAGAAACAGGTGATCGAGATACGCAGACTGTATGCAGCTAACGAACACGGTACTAGGAAGAAACTAAGAGAGACTTATGGTGTAAGTGAAGGTTGTATTCGTAACATTCTTGACGGAGTTACTTGGAAACACCTTCTTCCAGAAGTGTAAATTCTAAACCCCCTCTATTTTGGGAGTCAGCTTTCACTAGTGACTCCTTTTTCTGTATCTGGAAAATATGGATATGAGCGGAAAGCCTTTACCTATAAGGGTCTGACTTCTGTAAATCACTGGCGGGCTATCAGTGCTACTTAACCGGTATTTGATTTCAGCTTTTGACTGGCTCTCACTTATAGAAATATCCTATCATTATCTCTTATTCAATAGACCTAACCTATACTCTATTGATCGTCTTACCTTAATAGACACAATCAACTAATAGCAAGCTCTGTGCCAAGTCACTGATCGATAGCTATAAACAATACTGAGGCGTGTCATAACGTAACATTTCGCATAATGTAGCAAATGTTAAATGTTACCGAATAGACTCATCCTATCATGTTATCACTGAGCTACCACACATGTAGCTACTCTGTCAAGAACCTCTACTGGCCTACATGTATAGGGCCATATAGTGTAGTTGGAGTGGCTTGTCAAGGGTTTATTGGTGGATAAGTAGTGTAAAAGTGAAGACAGAATGTCGTAACGATATCGTTACGGTGTGGGAAGTGGGCGACAAGAAGGCTTGTGCTTAGCCATCAGAGATGTCTTCGCATATTGATAGTGGTCACTAGAACGCAATGAACACATTTTGAGAGTACATGTGTACACTAGAATTGATAAGGCTTAGAGGATAATTTATAGTATCAACGAAAGAGATACAGGAGTGTTGTTATATTAATCTTGTTAATAGACTAAGCCCTCCAAAGGAGGGCTATAAGAAAGCCTGCTAATGTCTTTCTTAGTACATGCTGTGCTTTTTCATGAAAGAGGTGATTTCTTCAGCTTCTTCAGTAGCTAAGAACCACTTGGCAGCATCGAACGAGCAAGAGAAGTTTTCTACACGTTCACGACCTACATAACCAATCCAGTTACCGTGGATGTTAGATTTGAGGGATTTGAAACCAACTACATCAACCATGTTGCCTTTGTAGTCTTCTACTTGGATGGTCACTTTGGAGGAGGATTTCATTTTGATTAATCTCTGTGGTTGGCTTCAGTAGGTATAGAATACCACAAAAGAGACCTGAGTAAACAACTATTTGAAGTTATTTTACATATTGATATCTATAAAGCCTAAGCTAGTAATAGCTTTTATTAAATGCCATACAAAGGTCTATAAGCCCCTGTAGGGAGTGGTTAGTTATAGTCTTGATGTTGGTATGTCTTTCTTTCTAAAACAGCGTACCAAAAAGTGTGCCAGAATTAAGGTATTAAGTTGATTATTTAATGACTATTTCTTATGCTTTAGTCACAGTATCAGAGTTACAACTTCTCAAACCTAACAGCCGTATACTCCAAATAGTCATCTGTCATACATAGGAATGACTTGTACATAGAGGCACGGAATGAATAGTCCCACAAGATTAGCTGTATGCCATTGATTGATTTGATGAATGGAGTGATTACGTGGTTGGTGGTGGACATTTGAATCTCCTTATTCAGCAATGTAGCAATCGGACTCTTCGTAGCCTTTGGCACTCATATACTTACGTTCAAGCTTAGCACATTGCTCGAAGGCTTCACTCTCTTCCTGTTGTGTGCTAACAGTCCAAGATGCTGGTTCGTAAGCATCACATTGGCTAGGAGAGGTGCAGAGTAAGGTGTAAAGAATGATTGTGTACATGATGGTGTTTCCTGTGTTTGTCTTGATGTACGGATTATAAAACCTAATCAACTACCTGTAAAGCTTTTCTTTGCTTCTTTTAAGCTGTTAAATGTGCCTGTATTCTCTCCTTTATCTCTAGCCTGCCCATCTGCATAGGTAGAGAAGTAAACCTCTTTCTTACCACATAATGTCCACCACTTAGCTATTATCCAGCCACGTTCTGAGTGTGTCCATGCATACAGGTTTGTCTTAGTCCAGCCTGCATTATTAGCAGTCACGACGGTGGCAACCAAGTTTCAACAGTTGGCTAATAATCTCGTCTTCTGCATCCATCAATTCACAGATAAGCGCATCAGAGCATTCTAGCTTTTCAGCTTCACGAGTGTTGCCTCGTGCCTCGGCAAGCTTGTGTTGAAGGGAGAGGATGTTGGAGTCATTAGTGAATTTGTTCATGATCATCTACCTTGCCTGGTTTGAGAGAAGCTATGTCAGAATGACAACCTCTCTTCTTGTGTTCTATTGTACAGCTTCTGGTGTGGTGTGCAAGGGTTTCTTTCATAAAGTTTAATTTATTTTTTAAACAAAAGAAAGCCCCATAATTGGGGCTGTCCGCTAGTTAACCTTTAGAAACTTCTTCGTGAAACCTCTCAGGTACTTTTGCAACCTCAACACCATAAGCATCTTCAAAGTGACTTGGAAGCTCTCCATCTTCAAGATAAGCCCAAGACCTACCGTGATCATCATCTCGCACTAAGACGATACGAGATGTCATACCCTCTTCACAAGGGATTTCATTAATAGCTTTAGCTTTAGCAAAGCTGTCTGTATGGTTGTGATTCTGGATGTCCTCATGCTCATCCACTTCCTCTACATCCCACTCGTAGTATACAGTCATTTTGTGTTGCTCCGCTTAGGAGAGGTCTTTCTCTCCTTTCTGACTTGAGTATAGCAGCTTGATAGGCTAGGTCAACAAGTATTTTCAACATTATTCATTGAAAGATTCTATCAGTCACCCATAAATCCATAGGAAATTGTAACATCTTCAGGCTTGTATTTAGCCATTACATCATATTCACTCAAACTCCCTTCCACCAAGTCATAAGCCTGCACTTTCGTATTAAACACATATAGCTTACCCTTCTTCCTGTCGTATTTGTATAGAAGAGTGGTGTCAGATGCTGGATAGCTGTCTGATTTTAGCCATACAGTGTTGTCTTCGATGTATGTGCAAATGAGGCGTAGAGAATTAAGTGTGTAGACAGCATCTGTTTTGAATTGGATAGTCATTATTAGTTCCTTTTGGTACACTCAAAAGTCTGAGTTAAATAACTCTCAATAGCCTCCTTAAGACAACCTTTCAAGTTATTAAACAATGGAGCATCTACTTGCTGATACTCTTGGATCTTGTCTAGAAGCTTCCATGCTGCTTCATTCAATGCATCTGAGCCCATATCAATTTGAATAGTCATTTAAAGAAGTCCTCCAATAACTCTGATTGCTTCTTGTTGATTGTGTCTATGATGCCAGTCTTGAAGCTTTCAGATAGAATCTCATTCTTGATAAGAGAATCAACGAGAAACTCAATAGCACCGACTGCAATCTCCCAACTATCCTCATCTAGATTAGCGTTGTAAATGAGTAGATCATTAGCAACTTGTTCTGTCTTATCCATCACTCTTCCCTCCAATTCCGCTTACTCTCCCTAATCCCTTTCCAACCTCGCTTAACACAGCTATGTTTATTGTGTCGTTCGCTGTGTTCGTATGGAGATGTGTCTAGACTGTGTTTGCTGGGACGTTTACGTTCGTATTTTTGGAATGTACTGCTATCTGCGATAGCCTTTGTTGTGTAGGTGTTCATTTGGTTTGTCCTGACAAAATTGAGAGGTCTGCTACTGAAAGCTTCTTATAAGTTTCTGAATCAACGCTTACCAACACACCCGTTATTTGTGTCTTTTCAGAAACTTTAACACTCAGTTTACACATGAAAGCAATAATTTCATAGCCGTTGTCATTGCATATTTTAATAGCTTCTTGTCTATTCATTTCCTTCTCCTTAGCTCAATGTATTGGCACTGTGTGCCTGTACAGCATTAACAATTACGTTCCAAAGCCCAAGCTCTTTAAAAACCTTGAAAGATGTGTGACCTTGTGCTGCTAAGTCTTCTACTGTGATCATAGCAGCAGTTAGGGTGATGTGTTTTGTGTTCATTGTTGTTTTTCCTGATTAATTAATTAAAGGACACTTGTCACAGTATCCACCTAAACCACATTGACCACCATCACATCTAGCTTTGTTTGAGTCAATACCATTATCAGTCAACCATTGTCTACCTGTACCTTTAGGAATGTAGGTAGTGAACCAGCAATCATCGGAAACTTCAGGAAAGTGGGGTGTAAAAGTTGGTATGGTGAAGTGTATTTGATCCATACCAACCTGTTGCGTGTCCACTATGTACTGGAACTCTATTTCGACTTTCATAACCCAATCCATTCAGCAGCTTCAGTTTTAGACTTGAACAACAAGGCCACTGGACGGCCATCCATGAACACTTGCATGTCACCATCAAGACGGGACTTCTGAACCTTATAACCGAGTTGTTCAAAAGAGTCTACGGTCAGTGCATCTTTAGACCAAGATTTCTTGTTCATGCAAACTGCGTAGTATTTAGTCATTTCACACCGCCTTCAATTCATTCCAGTAGGATTTTGCTTTCTGTGACCATCTTACTGCTGTCTTCAGAACTGTGCAAGCTATTTTTAAAGGTTTTCGAAAAGAATTATTCGAAGACAATTCATCGATAAATTCCACACCGCAATCAACGTATCTCTCTGAAGCATATCCGTCATTAGGCTGAGAGCTAAAGCCGCTGGATGGGGTATATTCCAGGCTATCTTCGTCTGTTTCTTCTGCTTTCTGAACAGGAGCGATGGCCTTCTTCAGCAACTCTTCAGCTCTGTGAAGCTTACGAAAGGCTACTGAGCGAAGTAGAGTATATTCTTCAGCACTAAACTCACCAGCTTTGAAGGCTGATTCTAGTTCGATTGCTTCTGATCGGAGTTTGTCAACACGAGCGGACTGTGGGAGAATTCTACTTCTTAGAGGAACACTTGAAGGTTTCCTTCCTCGTCTTGCCTCAATTGCTTCATCTGAAAATGCGCGGACATTGGGACGACCATTAATGTAGGTAGGTACAACCTCAACAGATCTGTCCCCACGATATTGTCCATTACCGCCGCTCCACTCACCATGATCTGAGCAGCTGTCCACAAAACTTGGTTGTATGTACATGCGAGTCATGATAAAAGCTCCTAACCTAAAACACCTTTCGATGTAGAAGATTATGGAGCTTTGGTTTGAATCTGTCAAGAATTATTTCAACGATATTTATAAGCTTCATTCAGATGCTCTTTCAGCCTTTCAACCTCAGATTCTAAGCTCTTGATCACATTATTCTCAATGTCACCTTTACAAACGTCATAGATGTTCCTACACATCTGACCATACTGACTCAGATGAATATAGCTGTGCATTCCGTAACCATCACTGACCTTGAGATAAGGCTTGAGGCTGTCCGTAGAAATGTCCTCAAACTTACCAGCTAGAAGGTTCTCAATAGAGTGCTGTACACGATTAGAGATATTAAACTCAGTGTCGCTTGCAATGTGTGGTAGGACATCGCTGTACAGATCACCTAGCACCTCATTACCAATCTCTGCAATCTTCTTACGAAACTCTGCGAGCTTATCGCTCAACTTAGTCTCAATGTATTCATAACGTTCTTGTTCGATGTTCATTTATTTACCCTCCATCTTAGGTCCACAAATAATACTCGCAGGCTTAACACCTGAATTCTTAATAGTTAGCTCCACACTCTCATAGCAAAGCTCTTTGGTTGGATAGTCAACCTGAATGATTCTATCACACAGCCCCCACGTCAAGGTGGTGCATACAACCATTGTCCAGATCATTTATCGTTCCATCCTTTCCATTGATTAATACGAGCAAGCTCCTCAAGTGCAGCAGTCTGACGTTCTTGAAGCTTCCTATCACGTTTCTTCTGCCCACTTCCAACACAGAGTGCGCAGATGATCCAGATTGGTAGCCAGATAAACCCAGTCAAGAGGGTTAAGATGAAGTGTACGAAATGGGCCACGCCGCTCATGAGATATCCTCCTGCCGCTTCTTAGCGATAAAGTAGGCATCTTTGTACTGAAGCCCGTTAACTGCAATAATGACACCATGCACAGTTTCAGCAACAATATTCTCTGCATCCTTTAGCTCAGCCATACCAGCCATCACCTCCTCATAACTACCTGTGTCACTCTGAGACTTTAACTCAAAAGTTGCATCACCTACAACCAGAAAGATTTGATATTCATTCTTCATTTTATTTACTCCTCAGTTTTAGTGACTCAATCAACTTCCTAGCCTTAATAACATCCTCATCCGTCTCCATATTCACATAAGTGACCAAGGGAAACAAGCTAATGATGCGCTCAAGGGATGTTGTTTACTACGTAAACCGTACAAGACGTTTTGTAGATGTCTTTGTTGTGCGGTATTCCTGCCGGACGGTGGTCATTGTTCCAGTTCCTTTACAAAGTAATTAGTCCACTAACTAGGACCATAGGTCAAGAAGTAATGAAAGCCGAATTCAGTAGTCTTTGAGATGGTCCCATCAGCATTCATTTTGAAGTCATACTCTTCACCAGCTTTGAATGCTACACGACCATCGCTGTTCATAACTACATCACGTACACATTTAAGCTTCACGATACAATCTCCCAAATTTTAATAGCTCCGTGGATCAGGGTAGCCCATAAGATAAGGCTAACCCCTGTCCAGATTAGTAAAGGTTTGATGTGCATATTACACAGCCTTGGAGTAGATGAAGCGAACCACGTAGCGGACAGCCCCATACTGCAAGTCCTTCTTGTTAGCATAGGCACGAGCCACTGAGCCTTTACCTTCACCGTAGGACTTGACAACAGCTTTGGTCTGGTTGTCGATTACGTCGTAGCCGATTACTGTGTTCATGGTCTTGATTCCTTGTGTTTCGTTGTCTGTGATGTAACTATAATGCCTTCTGAACAGGCCGTCAACCACTATTTACAAAATCTTTTAACCTTTTGCACCAATAGGTCATAGCGCTTTGCTACAGCTAAAGCCTCAGTGTAGTTTGCATGATCACATTTATTCAGGAACTCATGAGCCTTGATGATCCAGTCTTGCTTTTCTTTCTCGTAGTGAGTCAAGCGTTCTTGGTTGGTCATGGCTTGGTGCCCCTGTGTTCGTCTCTGATGTCTTTATTCTAGACAAGAAAAAGCCCTGCGTCAACAGGGCTGAGGTAAATCTTTTAATCTATTTCTCCAACTCTTTCAGTTTAGCTTTCAATTCTCTATTCTCTTCATCAAGCATCTCACAGATTTCTGCGTACAGGTCACGATCTTCTGTCACTTCAGCTAGCCGTACCTCTAAAGAATCATTCCATTTTACTAAGGCTGTAGCTGTGTAGTTCTCATCAAGGCTGACCCACTCAGGCAAGTCTTTCATGAACAACTCTCTGCCATCTCTAGAAATCAGGAAGCCAATGACCTTATTCATGTTAGTTACTCCTAGCGATAGAGCGAAATGCTTCGGCTAAGGTTACCTTGACTCGAACTTTACCGTCAAGCCTAGTAATCCGATACCCCTCGGAACATTTCACTATAATTCCGATGAAGTTGTTACTAGCATCGAAAACACGCCGAGTGTTATTACCTGCCACTGGCGAGAAGTGCCCCTTTACTGCTGCTGACTGTGCCATGATATTCACCTTCTAAGGTTAGGTTTTAAGATGCACCTTGCGGCTAAGTCTTTACCTCCCTTGGTACATCAAATCTCCTTGCTTGATTAGAAGGATAGCGAATGTCTTACAAGCTGTCAACCGATTGTGTCAAAATAATTCAAAGTATTTCAAGAGCCTGACCTTCAGCGTAGATAAGCCCTTCTGCGCAAAGGAATTCTTCGATTTTAGCGAGCTGCTGATAGTACTCAAGCTCACCACCTGTAAGCTCAGGATCATCGGAATCTCGCCACAACCATGACTGAAAGTGGTAAATCAGAGTTGTTACAGACAGGTTCAACAGATTACGACAATCTACCAAAGCTTGATTGTACACATTAGGATTGTGCAGCGATTCCAAAGCATTCATAATTTCTTGGTTGTTCATTTTAATGCTCCTACGTTGGTTTTGTGTTTCAACCTTGTACCAGTTGATAAGCTGATGATACAACCTTTGGATCCGATAGCAAGAGGTGTTTCACGAAATTATCACATTTATTTTCAGCCTACTCCCTAATACTTTCTACGTCTGATCTGTGTAAAAATCTACAGTTTCCATCATCTTCCACGACTTTCAGGGTAAGGTTGACATTACCCGACCAAACCTCTTCCACCTCGAAGATTTCCCCAATCCTATCTGAGTACCAATAGCTCTGACGCTGCGCACTGACTACATTAAATCTCATTTCAACCCCCTACTTTAAAATGCTTGACAATTTCTAAAGCTTGGTGTTCCGAAAACCCTTGTCCTTTCAAATCATTGAAGTAGGACCAGTTAATCTGAGCTTGAATAGCCATAAACTCAAGGAATTGCTTCAGCTGGGTAGTGGTCATCAAGGGTTTGTCTGTGTTTCCGATGTCAACTACTTTCATCTCTCTTCTCCTTTAAAACATCCCAGTGATTTTGTGCCACTGTTCTTCTACGAATGCAACACCTTCTTGGTACTGCTTATCTTCTTCAGAAAGCTTATCAGTGCCTAGCTGTTCATTACTCCAATTAAACACCAATACATTCAGCGCTGCTTCTCCTAGACTGCAAGCGTATAGACCATCACTGATAGCCTCTCTAAAGTCAGGACTGAACGCTACGTCATTCAAAATACTTTGTAGTTGTCCTTCTAGTATTTCCAGAGGTTTTATTGTCTCATAAAGATGTTGTGTCATTTGTATTATCCTTAGTAAGTACGTTCTGACTGGTATTGAGGAGCAAGTATCCGCTAATGATTGTGATTGTCAATGTCTGGAATGCCTCAACTGGCAAGTGCCCAAACCAAAGTGAGATGAACAATAACATTTGAATAACACAGGTCAAGATAAATTTACGGGACAGGAATTTATCAGTCATCTCCATCTACCTCTAATGCGTAACCTTTATCTTTAAAGTACTGGGCAACTGCCTGAATAACTTGATGAATCTCGTAGTCCTCCATTGCATCTTTAAGTGGGTTACCGATTTCAATGTAGTTATCAGCCACCAGCACTGCGTTAATCAATCCCATGTGCAGATTAAGCTCAACCATCACACAATCTCCTCATCACTCCAAGTCACAACCACTTTAAAAGTGCCTTTACGGAAACCATATTCGTCGTACGGAATTCCCAGATTTTCGTCAAAGACGGCATCGTCAATATCTTCACTCGCAGATATCAAACTTTCATCACTATATGTCTGCTCAAAGATTTTCATTCTTGTCCGTCCTCATAATAAAACTTCACTTTAAGTTTCTTATCCAGATCATGAAACTCTTCCCAAGCCGAATCTTTGTACTTATCATACCAGAAATTGGACACGTAGTCTTGTAGAGCTTCACCGAACTCATCGAAAGCTTCTTCATACCAATCCACTAACAGTTCACGATTGCTCATCTCAATATTCCTCCACATTAATAAACCTATAGGCTTCTGCCATGAATTCATCATTCGACAGTAAGTCTTTAACAAACTTAGCACAAGCTTTATCGTAGCTAAATCGCGCCTGTTTCAAATCCTCCCGATTCAGGATGTATTCAAGGCTATTATCTAGCGCTGATTTCGACTTTGCATAGGCACTTTCGCAGACCTCTAGCCGTTCTAGCAACTCAGACAAGTGCTTCATAGGGTCCCCCCTAGTTTATCCTCTAACTGGTCAATTTTATCCAATAAAGCGTGGATAAGTTTATCACCAACTAAGCTATCTGTTTTGGCTGTCCAAGGTTCTCCCTGACGATATGCCCACAGAATGTATGTCTCAGGACAACGTTCAAGACGATACTTACCGTCTGCAACTTCATAAACCTTTTTCATTTACTCATCTCCCAACGCTCTAAATGAATCCTATCACTAATGCAGACATGGAATTTATCACAAGCTTTACCTGCACCATCTCGCCTGTCGTCTGCTTGAATGTGACCTTTGAAATTATTGTTGATATAAACTGCGTAAGTAATCATTTCTTCTCATCCTTTGCGATGGCTAAATCAATCAACCGAACAAGCTCTGTGCTCGCAGTTTCTACCTCCGCCTGCGCATCAAACACTTGAAGCCACTCATCGGACAAGTCTTCGAATCGAACACCACTGTGAATGATGAATTGAGTCCAGCGGTTTGCATTCTGTACGATTTGATCAGTGACTTTCTTAGATACAACAGCAGTTTTCTTTGCAGTAGCCATTACTCTTCCCCTTACCAATCAATATCAATTGTGTATGTACCAGCTTCAATCAGCTCCATTCGGTACAGACTGTTTGCAACCATTTGAACATCTGGATAGAAGTTACGGCCCCAGAACAAATCAAGGAAACGTTTATCTTCTTGATCACCATTCCACTCTTTCGGGTCACGTTCAAGCCACGCTTTAAAGCTTACACCCATTTCCTCGCCATTGATTACTTCGGGGACAGAGTCGTTTTCGTAATCATCCGCATCATTAGGAATTGTAAGCTTAACACGTTGACGGTCTTTACAACCATCTTGTTGTTGGAAGCTGTAGGGACGACCATAAGTGGTTTCTACCAAATTATCCCAATCACCTACGTCAATGACTTGTTCTGTTCTTGCAATCTTCATAACATTCTCCTAAATAATTTGTTTTACACACATCTGTTCTGTGCATGGCTGTAAGATTAGCTGATTAGATTGGATGCGTCAAGGGTTTATCACTGCAACCCTGCGAAATTCTCTCCGAAAAATGATTGCGTTAGGCTCCACTTTCATCCACGCAAAGCAAGGTGTAATCTTGAACACTTTTCCTGTGTACAAATAAGAACCGTTATCAGCACCAAAGACTACGTTATCACCTTCCCTGATTTGTGTGTTGTTTACGTCTAGTGGTAAAGTGGGTAACATCTAATTTCTCCCTGTGCGTTTATCATTGCTTGAGAACATGATAAACAAAATCATTGTCGGATATAGTAGAAAGCAGAACAATAGAAACATCTTATTTCTCTCCATTATCAATAAAGAAACGACATTTGCTAGTATCAGGAACGCTTACTATCTGCACAAGCCAAGGTTGATACTTAGCGAGTGGTGGTACAGTGAATCGTAAGCAGCTATCACGTTTTAGGCAGTCTGTGCCGACACATTTACTGTACACGCTCACTCTTCCTCCCATTGCCTATCTTCATAATCGCTAAATTCACACAACAGATTCCAGTAAGCATCAAAGCTTACATATTGTCCAAACTCTGTTGTAATTTTCTGTACAGATGCTTGACCAAAGTCGTGGTATTCTACTTTGAAGTCGTAACGCCTTGGATTCATGTGTTCATTGCTGCTCATTTCAGTTCCTCAATTACAAAATCATTCTGGCTATCAAACAGTCCTTTACCATCAGCGAAATAATCTCGATATGTTGTGTGCATGTGTAATGCGAAAGCATTCTTAGCAGCACCAACCGTAGCCCAACCACACTTTGACCCAAATTTGATAAGCTTGCCTGTAGAAACTTGTCGAATCACATAAACAGATGTTACTTCAAATGCACGACTCATTTCCACACCTCACAAAATTCAACTTCATCAACCCAATACTCAATATCGGAGATCTTATAATTCGCTTGCAGATATTCACGTGCTTGATTAGCTGTGTCCATTGTAGAATAGATACCAAGATTACTTCGTGCATAGCGTGTCCCTGTCCACTCATCACAGACAATTATGAATAAGCTCTTTGGAGCTTCCATCTGATTTCTCCTTAGTAAAAACTATCACGATAGCTATCAACTTCCTGCTGCACATATTCTTGATATTCAGCATCAAGATCACGCATTTGCTGATAATATTCTTTGTCAGAAATCAAACCGTCAGTGTGATCCTGTTGGATTTGTTCTGATGCTTTATCATGCCAATTACTCATTCTATACCCTCCAATTCATCCATCTTATCATTCATCTTATCATTCAACGACAGCAACCGACTCTCAATATACTCTTTCTGAGCCAACAAGTCATTATATTCTTTCACATATTTCTTCAACACTGCCATCTTACTAACACTACTCCCTTTAGGCTTAGCCCACTTCTTTGTGCACTGATACCCTACAAACACAACACCTTCATAATCATCTTTAGCGTACTCATGCACAAATTCATAATCATTCAGGTTGCAGATGAATTCTAGGTCAAACCTTTCAACATCAATATATTTAGAATACTCACGAGCCAAACCTTCGTGTGTGAAGATGTTTGTATCTTCTTTGCCATCTTTGAAAGGCCAATAGTTGTATGTGTCAATTAGAACTATGTCGCCATGATTGTCTGTGCGAGCTATGCATGTTCTGTCTCTGCACCAGTATGGATCGTGTGCAGGAATGAGGCTAGGTTTCCAACTGTAGTGGAAATAATCACCATCTTTAATCGTCATTGTGTAACTCCCCAACACCGAATGTTATAGAATGCATAAGAATCTTCATTCATTTCTTTAGCAATCTCTGCTAACTCTTTTGTCTTAAACACACCAATGACCACTGTGTCATGTGCATCTATACCTGTCAGAATCCAAACGTTCATCTCTCTACTCCCACAATCTTAAAGTCAATATTATCAGCCATAGCCTTAAACCTGTCAAGCACCGACATAAATTGATAACCTCCAGTTTTACTCCACACAAGGACAATAGCATTTCCTAGATGTTTGCGGAGTGTGTAGGGTTCGAAGTTTTCAATTGAGTACATATCAATCACACCATCCCGGTTGTTCATGTTTCTTACGAGCTTCTGGAATACAATCTGCACAAGCTCTGCCTGCAAAACTGTAACGATATGTCTTGTCTGCTTCTTTCTTGCACACACCGCAAGTAGTCTCAGCCTTCAAGAATGTTTCAGGATTGTAAACTGTTGGCAGCTCAATACACAATCCATCTGGTGCCCAAGCATGTAGACTAACTTCGTATTTCCACTTACCGACATCTTTACGCGTGATTGCGGATATTACAAAACCGTCTCGTGTCAGGCGGCAAGCTCGCATAGCTGGTTCACTTGGATAAGTCTGTGATAGTTCCCAGCCATCAGCTCCAGCAGCTTGGATGAAAGCATTAGCTGCTTCAAAGTATTTTACATCATTTGTGTGGCCGAATTGATTGATCATTTTGTTTCTCCTTTAGCCCATTCGATAGCTGCCACCAGCACATCACCATGGCATGACTTCGGAGCATAATAGCAAGCCAATCGCTTACCGTCAAGCTCAAGAAGCATTTCTTTGGTAATCACGCCCTTGCGAATCTGATTCCATAGATATTGTTTGTAACGTTCTATAGACTCTTCTCGTGTAGCAACTTGCATTTCTGCTTTGGTTGGTGTGCTTAAGCTAGTGTAGGGGTTTCCCCATTTTGAGCCTCTACCGATATAGACAATATCAGCATCGGACATACTTACTTTGTATTTGTTGACTACTGTTGTCATTCTACCAACTCCACTTCATCCCTATGAAAAGGCCACTGAGCTGTATCATCTGGATCAGCCCCATCAAACCTGACTTCTTGGATATAAATTCCATATGGACGATCATCAACATAACTGATTGTATATTCTGAGCCTACTTCGAACATTATGTAGGGGCTAGAGATGATGCGTACTTTGTTGCCTGTAATGTACATGGTGTTTCTCCTATCAATTGGTTTGTGTGAACGAATTTTAGACAAAAGAAAAGGGCCTGTCAAGGCCCTGTGTGGATATTTCTTTCTGTAAGGGAATCAAGCAGTTGCACAATACCACCAAAATCTGATAGCGAAGCTGTCTCTGTGTAGCCGTCCGGCATTTCCTCTTTAGGTATTACACCACAAGAGAATGTATCTTTTACAGTCTGCTCAGCCTTACGACAATCAAAGGTTGTATTGAATTCCCATACTGCGTAGTTTTCAAGCCTAAGTTTGTTCTTTTTATTCAACCCTTTGAATCTTACACTCCAATTATTTGCAATGCCAAACTTAACACCAACAGGTGTATCCTCAGAGTAGAGGATATGTAGGTAAACTTGCTTTTGTCTGAAGGTGTTACACTCACAACCTCTATAACCTTGAATCAAATTCTTGTAGTTTGATGTGTAAGTGATAGCACACTCTGGACACTGTACATCCCAATACTCTCTGTGTCCGTTCTTTGCTTTCTTATCTGATCTAGTAAAGATTGTGTCTTCTGCAAAACCTTTAAAACTTTTAATTGCTTCGTCATCAGGTTTTCTTGTTTTATGCACCATCTTTTGTGAGTGACATTCGGAACACAGTATGTCATATCGTCTAGAATCGTTTATACAGCTACCGTCCCAAGTTATGTTGTGAGTCGTGCAGTGCATTTTAGTTCTAGTTTGTGAACCTATATAATCAGAAGACCAACCTAAGAACTCACAATTAAATAAAGAAGCTCTTCGATTCAATAGGATTTTATATTGCCATTCCTCCCACTGGGGAGCTACAGAACAGCCGCAAGGTCTTACTTTATCTCTTAGTGTTTTCGTGCCTACATCAAATAATCCCAGTTTAAATAGTTCTGGATCTTGTTTGCATACTTCACACTCTACTACCAGTCTAAGCTTATTATTTTCATTCCTGTAAGAGCCAATGATGTTGTAGTAATCAGATTTATATTTATCTACATCTGTATTTAGATCTTTAGTACTTTCGTATATCTTCATTCTATCTCTTTCTTATCTATTATATTAATATCTTATATACCTATTCTGTTAGATTAGAGTTTAGGAAAGATAGATTAATCCCAAGAAATGCCATACAGAAGTATCCTCCTGCCTAGACATAACTTTGATCTATCTTACCCTATAACAGCTCATTCTGTTGAGTTGTCGCTTAGGCTGACATTAGGTCAGAGCTATCAAGAATCTGATAACAAGATTGTTCATCATTCCACCCAAAGGCGTAATCGATCCGCTATAATGAACTTCGATTCAGCTTGGCCGAGGATCTTCCCTCTTCATAACCTTTAATACAGAGCCGGTGAGTGCGCCTAAATAGGCCGTTGACATTTCTCTCTCTGTACGATGACCTTCTAATTTGCTCTCGCTTAGAAGAAGTCCATGTGTAAATATTACGCTATTAATCTCTCAATTGCAAGCTTTCTGACATGATATGTTTTTATAGCAAACAGAGAAAGCGATAACTACAAGGAATACCTAATCACCCTCCAACACCCTCAACATCTCTTCAAGATCCTCTCTACTCAGCCACAGAGGACGTTCCTCTTGTTGGTGATAGATGATAATTGCATTACCTACCTTGTCCCAATCTGTACCGTTGTCTGTGTTCATGTTCAAGCCTTCCTAACCAAATAATCCAACAATTTATAGATATCAGTGATAGCTTCTCCCATATCCATATTTCGTGAATTCACATTGTAACGAAGATCATCAAGTCTGCCCAACATCTCGGCTTTATATTCCTCGGCATACCTCTGCTCAAGAATCTTCTTGCAAGCCATCATTCCTTCACCAGTTTCTTGCTGCAAAGCTCGTACTTCTTCAATAGTTGGGCCTTTCATTTCACATCTCCAATAACATCATAAGTAGTCTCTGCACCATAAGGACGAACAGTCCACTTAGCAATCAGCTTCTTCTCATACTGATATTCATGTCCGTTGTCAACATAAATCCATTCATCATCCTCGGTGACATCAATCACAGGATCTACCCAATCTCGTGAGCCATCTTTAAGCTCTACAACGAATTCATTGTGCATTAGCTCTGCCCCTCCCCAAGCTTAAGTTTCTCTCCAGAAGATGCGTCAATGATTTTAAATTTCTTTTTCATTTCTTCAAAGCCTCAAGAATCTTTTTAAATTCATCAGAACCCAATTCCTCTACATAGCCATCTACAGCGACAACATAGTGGTTTGTAGAAGGGCAATACTGCAAGCAAGCTTCCTCAGCCCCCTCATGAGACGAAAACCCGGCAGCCTTAGCCAATGCCTGCACGTCAGCTTCCGTATTAGGGATATACTCCCAACCTTCCCATGCTGGTGTCTGGTTAGGGTAGTAGTTGTAGGTCATCACGGATTCAATTAGATTTTGCATGGCGTTTCTCCTCAATTAATGTAGGCCAATCATAACAGATCAAGGGGTGAAGTCAAGAGGGGATAGCGAATAAATTCGCATAGATGAGGAATAAATTTACTGGGATGGAGTGTAGGAGAATTTTGTTGGGAAGGTGCTTGACATAGCAAATTGAACGTGTAGAATGTGACGTATTGAAAGCAAACCTAATGAGGAAACGGACATGCAAAACAAATGTGTTGTAAAGGTGCAAACAGAGGCGTATAAACGTGGTGACACGTATTTCTATGGGAAATCCATACGTGTCCTTCAGAAACTTACAACGTACGATCTACTGAAGGATGAATGTGATAATATTGGAATCTGTGATGGGCTGGAAAACATTATCAATTTACAGCAAGTGGAGGATGGTAAATACTATGTTGAAGCTGTTAACATTTCCAAAGATTGTGAGACAGGTTATATTGACGACTGGGACTTTAAGTTAGTGTCATTTGATGGGGAAGTAAAATGAGCACATTTGGCGACGGAACATTTAGACAAGACGTCTACGAGCAGATTCAATATTACGTAGACTCACACAGCTTGAAACCTTCTGAAGCTATCTCAGAGCTGATGGAGATTGTGCAATGGATGCTGATTATTAGCGACATTGAAGGTGAAGCATACGAACGTGGTAAGGAAGACGCTAAAGCTGAGACTCTTGCAAAGCTTAATTAAGCCATCAACCAAAAGGAGTAATAGACATGCGAAACAATATGCAAACATATCAAGACATCTTCGGCACTGAAAACTGGAATGCTCATTTCTCAGGTGGGTTTAATTCTCGTGTGTTTGGTGATACACAAAGTCAAATGTTCCAAGGTCCGTATCGGTTTGAACGGCAACAAGGTTGGCGGCTGGCAGATGAGATGATCCGCGAAGGTAGAATTTACTTTACTCATCCGTTCCCGCATGGTAATTGTAAGTCGAAAGCTTTCACGTACGGTGGTACATGGGCTTGTAATGATTGTAACAGAGATCATCTTGACAAACCTTGGTGGAATGTTAAAGTGTTCAAGGATGGAGAGGCATTCTGTGTAATCGGACAAGGCTTTGAGAATCTGCAAGAGTCTGACAATTACGCGTTCGGGACTACTAAAGAAGAAGCTCTTGAGAATTATTATCAACTCATGAAAGATGTCTAAGCTCTCAATGTCATCGACATTTCGAAGAAACAATATACGTATAGGGTGTATGCAAGATTAATTTAAATATAGGGGTGGAGAGAAAGATGAACGATTGCTATAAAGAATGGTATGAAGAGGCTATCATTGCTTCGAATGAGCTAGGTTTTGCTGGTATGTCGGCAGCAGATGTAATCAAGTATCTGGCGCATGAAGTTGAGGAGCTGAAGACATCAAACAATGTAAATGCTGAGGATTGCAATGAAGCTGAACAGATTTTACGAAACATTATTAAAGAGTGGAGTTGTTCGGGCGATGTCTTTGGTGCAATTCAACAAGCAAAGGAGTTTTTGAAATGACTAACAAAATCGCAGCATACAAAGACCTACTGAAAGTGGTCAAGAAGCACTCTGAAGCGTTTGACCGTGAGAATGTCACATTGTCTCCAGAGCACCTTAAATCTGTTGTGCAAGCCATGGAAGTGAGTGACCGCTTCGGCATCCCGTTGCAAGGTATTCAATCTGGCACACACCTTCGGGTAAAAAATGTCTATGACGATTGGACAGGGATCAGCCTGTTTGGCGAGAAACATGGTCGTACAATCGGCTGTCCAGATAATGGTAAGCAGCCTAAAGATGAATGGTTGTTCAAGATTAGCTTTCCTTGTGGTGCCTACACATTTGGTGGGGATGGTTTGTGGGATAGGAGCTATCCTAAGAAAACATTTGATGCATTCTTTGAAGAATTGAAGTCATATGGTACTGCATTCTCTGATACAATGAATAATGCTTTGTACTTTCGTGAAGACAATTCTAAAGCTGTGTATGAGGCTTTCTGGAGTTTGTTCAATAAATATAAAACAATGGTTGCTGATGAGTTGAAAGAGCAACGTAAACAAGAGTTGGTTAAAGAGCTTGAAGCATTGGAGAGTAAATAATGAAATACGTAAAGACAGTAGACGAAGCATTCGAATTCGTAAAAGGCTTGATGACAGCTTTGGAAAAGAAAGCAGAAAGTAACATTCCTTCTGTGATGAAGCTAAATAAAATCACAATGCCTTCTGTGGCTAATACATATGCAGCGAATGCTTTCAAATACGGAAGCAGCTATTATGAGCGGGATCCTAAGACTATTGAGGAAGTTGACACTAAACTTTCCCAGCTCCTTGAGAAAGCTGAAGTAGAACGTCTTAAAGTGGTAGCTGAACACGAAGTCAACCTTCCAGCGATTGAGAACAACCAGAAGGTACGTGAAAAGATCAGTCAGATTATGAAAGACATTGGTATTCCTAATAACTATTCTACATCTGAATTCAAGACTCAACGCTCACGCACAAAGACTACGACAACTCATTCTGCTGGATACCTTGGGGACTTGCAGCGCAATGTCCCTGTGAGCGACGAAAGTGAGCGTATGTTAACGCTAATTAAGAGTGCTGTAGACTCGTTGAAGCGTCATGCAGACACACTCAAGGGTACGATCCGCAAAGAGCTACAAGAGGCAGAAAAGACCGAGAAAGCTAAGAAAGAAATCCTTGCTAAAGCGAGATTACAGGTTAAGTATAATCTTGATGAAGACTTTGAATGGTCTGATGTGTTGGAAGTGTTGGACAAGAAAGATAAATACTTTATGCTTGCTCGTGCCGGTGAGGAGACGCGTGGATATTGGGGCGAAGGCTTCGGTAAAGTAGAATATGCACTAGATAAATTTGAAGTGCAGACTGAAGAAGACAAAGAAATTCACGAAGAGTATGATAGTATTCTCCAAGACCATAATAACGGTGATTGTGAAGATGGTCGAATCTTTAGAGACTGTGAATATAATTACTCATTCTTGTACGGCAAAGTAAGTGAAGAAATCATGAAAGATTATGAAACTCTCAAGGAGTATTACAATGGCGACTATTGATATCAAGAAAGGCTACAGACACATCAGTCCCGAGGAACTTCGCTCATATGCTTATAGTGGGCATCTATGTTGCGGAAGTCTGGACATCTCCGATTTTCTAGAGCACATTTTTCAAGGCATGATCTCTCAAGATGAGCTAGACAAAGCAATTGAAGAAGCTGAAAAGAATTGCGAATGTGATTGTAATAGTGATGGAGATGGGGTATATTTAAAGGATCAGGTGAAAAGGGCTATTAAGATTCTTGAAGATGGGTTGGAATAATTGGGTTGAGGGAGAATGGTGTGAGTTATTTCAAAAAGCTAAAGGAGCGAGAAGTGGAAGTTTTTAATAAAGAAACAGTTGATGACGTTAAGAAGTATGCGTCTGTAGATGCACCTGAGCGTGGTATTCGTAAAGCTACGCTTGAGCGGTTTGGAGTGAAGGTTGCACTGTCTGAGAAAGATGGTAAGACACCAGAAGCTTTCTACTTTCCTTCATACAACCAGAAAGGGAAAGTTGTAGGCTATACAAAACAAGATGTAACCAAAGGCAAGGACGAGAAAGGCCATTGGACTGCAATCGGCAGTGTTTCAATTAACAACAAACTCTTTGGGCAAGATGTCGCAGAGAATATTAATCGTAAACGAACTAACCTTATCTGTACAGAAGGCCAATGGGACCACCTGAGTGTTTATCAGTCTCTTTGTGATAATGTAAAGGGTACAAAATACGAAGGTATCGAACCGCTTGTAGTGTCTATCCCTCTTGGTACAGCTAATGCTGTGGAGGCTTTGCTTCACAATGAGTCTTACGTTTCATCTCACGATTCTTTGACTATTTTCTTTGATGACGATTACTGCACACCAGCAGAAACCAAGAAAGGGGTTATGAAGGGCCATGAAGCCCGTGAAGCTGTTGCTAACGCTTTTGTTGGAACTGGCTTGTCGTTGATGACAGTATCGCCAGCAGATGGCTTGAAGGATGCTTCGGATTATCTACAGGCTGGTCGTAGTGAAGAGTTGGCAAAGCTTGTTCAGTTCGGTAAACGTGCATACTCCGCTGAAAAGATTGTCAAAGCTTCTGATATCAGTATTGAAGAGTTGCTTGAACCACGGCCAGAGGGTGTGTACGTTAACGAGTTTCCTAAGCTAATGGATAAGTTGCATGGTTTTCGTATGCGAGAGCTTGTCCTATTGACAAGTCCCAGCGGCGTTGGCAAATCCACTGTGACATCCATTTTTGCTAGTTCTTTTATGGAATCTGGTGAAAAACTTGGAATGATCTATTTGGAAGAATCAAACAAAGAGACAATGCAACGTTTGATTGCAGCTAAATTGAAAGTAAGTTATCTGAAGTTTAAAGACAAACCCCTTGAATGTGCAACATTGGAACAGATTACACAAGCCCGAAATGAAATTGTAGACAACGATTTGCTTGTTATGTTGGGGCACTTTGGCAGTCTGCCAGTTAGTGAACTAATGAACAAAGTAAAACATATGCACTTGGTTGAAGGGTGTAAATACATTCTTATTGACCACTTGAGTATGGTTGTATCTGGAAGTCATGTAACAGATGAACGAAAAGAGCTTGATATTGTAATGACAGAACTAGCGGCTTTCTGTGCTGCAAATGATGTTTGCGTTATTGCAGTGTCTCACATTAACCGAAGTGCAGCAGAGCAATTCAAAGCACCAAAAGGCAATGAAGACAAACCGTTTTGGGTTAAGGTAACAAAGGAGATGATGCGGGGTAGTGCGGCTCTGGAACAATTGAGTTTTGTTATCATTGGTTTGGAACCACAGATTATGCCAGACCGCTCACGCGGTAATGTTCGACTAACTGTTCTGAAGAATCGACCTTGGAGTTACTTGGGAGTTGCGGATGAATTTACTATTGATGAAAACACTTGGGCAGTGCTGCTTGCTCAGGAAGTTCCAGATGACTTTTAAAATGGAGATAACATGAGATCAAAATCAGGAGACACCCTCGGTATAAAATATAACCGATTGACTCCAATTGAAATTGCAGGCAAAAATAAACACTCTAAAACTTTAGTAAAGTGCCTATGTGACTGTGGGCAAGAATGTATTGTTATTGAGGCTAGAGTAAGGAACGGCCTCACACAATCTTGTGGTTGTTATAAGAATGAAACGACAAGTGCAAGAACCAAAATCGATATGACAGGACAAAAACTGGGCAGATTAACCTTTATTAAAGAGGTAGCCAAGCCAGAAGCACTGAGTATACATTGGGAATGCTTGTGCGATTGTGGTAATACTGCTATAATTAATGGCACTCTTGCTAGGGTTGGACACACAATGTCGTGTGGGTGTCTAAAACAAGAAAGGCTTCTTGCATCAGTCACTACTCACGGTAAATCTTCTGATCCTACTTATTTCCTGTGGAACGGGATGCACCAAAGATGCTACAATACTAAACACCACTCCTACAAGAATTACGGAGAAAGGGGTATAAAGATTTGTGACCGCTGGCACGACTTCGAAAACTTCTATGAGGATATGGGAGACAAACCAGAAGGCTTATCGATTGAGAGATTAGATGTTAACGGTGATTATTGTCCTGAAAATTGCATATGGGACAATTCCAGTAATCAGGCGTTTAATATTAGACTGAGAACAAACAATACTTCTGGCCGAACTGGTGTTACTCTAGACGAAGGTTTGTGGTTAGCACGAATTTGGAAAAATAAAATTTGTTATACGCTAGGACGATTTGAAAAATTTGAAGAAGCAGTCGCCGCTAGAGAAAAAGCCGAATTAGAATTATACGGATTTACCAAAGACTAGGAGAAACAAATGAAACGGGTTGTACTGGATATTGAAGCTAATGATCTTTTGCAGAATGGTTTGGACTATTCGAAACTGCCGTACCGACTGAAAGACAACTTCAATGTCTGGTGTGTCGTATGTCGGGATATTGATACTGATGAAGTTGCTACATTTGTAGGTGAGGTTGAAATTAAGACAAAGCTTAAACCTTATCTTCAAAATGTTACCGAAGTTATCGGCCATAATATTTCAATGTACGATTTACCTGTACTGAAGCTTTGGATGGGGCTTGAGTATCATATTGGCTATGTAGGAGAAACTTCCACATTATATGGTAGCCCCGTGGTCTTTTGGGACACTCTTGTACTCAGCTATTTACTTTATAGTGATACGGTTATCGGGCACAGTTTGGCGGCTTGGGGTGATCGTTTTGGTAATCCTAAAATTGATTTCCATGATTTCTCCAAGTACTCTGAGGAAATGCTCACGTACTGTATTCAGGATACATCGAGTAACGCCACTTTGTTTTCTAAACAAATGGAAGAATACGAAAGCTATAATTGGAAGACGGCCTATGCCCTTGAAAATAAGCTGGCAGACATCACTTTGTCACAGGAACTTTATGGTTTTAAATTCAACAAAGAGCTTGCTGAGCAATGTGTTGCTGAGCTGACAGAGCGTATGCGAGTTATCGCAGCTAATGTTGATCCCGTATTACCTGAAAAACCTTTGAATAAGGGGGAAGTAAAACAGTATATCCCACCTAAAATTCAATTTAAGAAGTGTGGTAATATTTCTGCTGTTATGGAAAAATGGGTTGAAAAGCACAATGGCAAACTGCTTGAAGAACGTAAGGTTGAGTTGTATGGTAATGTTTATGATCTACCCCTGAGTGAAGAACCTATTATCTCAACAGGGAAGGCAACCGTTGATGATGGAGAGCACATTAAATGGTACTTGCTGTCTATGAAATGGAATCCAAGTCAGTACAAAGAGCGTGACTTGACAGTTGACGCGAAGAAAAAGAAGCGAACTAAAGAAGACTTCTTGAAAACAGTTGATCGCTATGTTGAACAAACACTTACAGGGCCTTTTAAAGAGTGGCGACTGAAGCTCTTGGAAGTACGTGAGACCGAACTTAAGTCTTGGCTCTTAGCTAAGGACGCAGGGAAGCCTATTCGTGTTCCAACAGCACCCACACTTACAGTTGGTGTTGAAAAAGAAATCTGCCCTAATCTTTTAGCAATGGCACATAAATTCCCATTTGCTAGAGATGTCGTGGAATACTATACTTATAAACATCGTAAGAACTCCATTGCAGGTGGCTTGGATGAAGATGGTGAACCTACAAGCGGCTTTCTGGTGCAAATGCGGGATGATGGACGTATTCCAACACCAGCAAATACTAACGGCACTAATACCGGAAGATACACCCATCGTGGTGTTTGCAATATCGCGAGGGTAACAAGCCTGTATGGACATGAAATGCGGAGTCTTTTTGGTGTAGATCGTGCAGCAAATCAAGTTCAGATGGGCTTTGACTTCTCAAGTCTAGAGGCACTTTGTAACGCACATTTTGTACTGAAAAAGAAGCCTACAGGTGATTTGGTATATCGGCATGGAGACGAGCTTGCAAAGACTCTGGTGTCTGAAAAACCCAACGATATCCATAGTGTCAACGCAAGAAAGATGGGTATTGACCGCTCTACTGCAAAGACTCTAGGATATTCCTTGATGTATGGTGCTCAAGCTGCTAAGATTTCCAAGAGCATGAGTATTCCAATGGGACGAGCAAAGCAATTGTTCGAAGATTACTGGGCTGCTGTACCGGCTCTCAAGCAATTGAAAGACGCTCTTCAGAAGCACTGGGAAAGTAATAATAAGAAATTTGTTCAGGGGATTGATGGGCGTAAGGTGTATACTCGTTCTGCGCATAGCTGCATTAATGCAATTTTTCAAAATTGCGGTAGCCTTGCAGCAAAATATACGTTAGTATATATCCACCAAGAACTTGAGCGCTTGGATTTGTGGGGGAATGTGTTTGATCGGGATTTGCACAACAAGCCTTCGATTCAACAGATGATTGCCTACCACGATGAGGCACAATTTAGCTTGCATAAGAGTTTGGTTTCGTTTAAAGTATTCAAATCAGAGGATGAAGCAAAAGCTGTGGTGACAAAAGATTCAAGCACTGTTGGGCACATTGGGGAAAACTATTTTGTTGCATTTAGTCCTATGTCTCAAGTGATTAAGGACTCAATCAGCCAGACTGAGCAGCTTCTTAAGCTCAACGTAAACCTTGGTTTTGAGTGGGCTTGTGGTTCTACTTGGTCCGAGTGCCATTGAGATTCACTAAACCAAAAATATCGCTTGTAATGTCTGAATAAACGTGTCAGAATAGATGTATCAAAATAAATGAGGAGAGAAAGATGAAATACGCAATGATTGGACTGTTCGCAATCTTCTTGACAGGCTGTTCTGATCCAGATGTGGCTACAAAAGCACTGAAAGGTGCAGGATACTCGGATATCAAGATTACTGGATTTGATATGTGGGCTTGTGGTAAGGATGATACATATTCCACAGGATTTACAGCAAAAGGTCCAACAGGTATTGAAGTAAGCGGAGCAGTGTGTTCTGGTCTGTTGTTTAAAAATGCAACTATTCGTTCTAACTGAGGAGAAATAAAATGAAAACTATCTACACCTACCTGATTGCAGATGACAGCAATGTATACGCTGAAGGCATCTACGCGAGAATCTGCACGACAGTATCTCAAGGAAGTGAAAAGCAACTGGTAATAAATCTGTGAAAATCTTTCGTGAAGAATATGTACGACTTTCGTTTACACAGGTGCGATAAGAAACATGGGTAAAATTACAGTAAAAACAAAAGAAAGTGCTGGACAAGTGTGTTACGAAACTGAGACAATCTACGAAAGCTCTGAAGATTACTTCTTTATTGAGGAAGAGAAACGATCAGCTTTGAGCAAGAATATTCAAAGTTTTGTTGGTGGAATGTACCCTGACGGGTATAATGAAGAACCAGAGCCGATGGTTGCTGATGTAGTGGTGACTAAGAAAGCTAAAGAAACAAAACACTAAAAGAATTTGTCTTAACAGACAGATATACCTCACAATATTGTGAACAAAACTATACACAATTAAATAGAGAAAATTAAATGACTACTAGCGTTTATCGTAAAGCAGTTGCCAAAATCCGGTACTCTGGAAACCTTCAACGTTTTATGTACTGAATGCTCCTGTGTTCTATGCTGCTGTACATACCCCGAAGACCAAGTACCAATCGACTGACAAAGAGTTTAGTCTGACAGCGTTTGTGGATGAGGCAACTAAGGACAAACTGCTTGATGAAGTGATGTTGAACAAGGGTTTTGCTCTCGTAGGCAAGGACAAGACTACCAAGCCACCTCGTCGGATTAAATATCCGTTGTCTAAGGATGTTGATGAAGGTAAGACCAACTACGATGTTGTAGAAGGTATGTACGGTTTTGGTCTGGCTAAGCCTGAGTTTAGTAAGAAAGGGAACGCTATGAGTGTCAACGTTATTGACAAAGAAGGTCAGGCGTTTACTCAGGACATTGGGAATGGTAGTGTCTGCACTCTGAAACTGTTCGGATACCGAAATCCCGAAGGTCAGCTCACTGTAACTCTGGATACTGTTCAAGTGGTTGAGCACGTTCCATATGAAAGTAAAGGTGGTGATGGTAATGTTGTGGACGATGTACTTGGTACTTATGCAGTGAAGAAAGTTGAGGCTAAAGCAGAGGAGAAGGAAGAAGCTCCAGCACCGAAGCCTAAAGCTGCTCCACAACCTGAACCAGAAGACGAAGACCTTGAAAATCTTCCTTTCTAGGATTAACTTTGAGCAAGGATGCTCATTTATTCAAGGAGAACACCGTGGGTGGTGAATATTATGATTAAATATTATGCAGACCTTACACTTGAAGAAATTCAAGCCATACAAAAGCTTCTTGGTTTCGTTTTATTTCACACAAGCCCTGAGTTGTATTCAGTATCTGGTAAGCTTGAGAGGCTGAATAATCCAGATAACGTTGACTATGACTCAGTTGTGTTTTACAAGAATGATAAAGGTGGAAGTCCAAGTAAAGAGTACCAACACAATCGCATTTCGATTGCAATTAAATAGTTAAGGAGAGATATATGCAACTTACAGAAACAGAATTGTTTGTTATCATGACTGAGCGGTTTTATAATTTCCAAAACTCCCGTCAGTCTGAGGACAAGAAAGCTTTTGGAGAAACCTTGAAATCTCTTGTAGAATTGTTTACTGACGGGCAATCTACAATCAAACTCAAAGAAGAACCAAAGCCTAAAACTACTGGTGAGCTTCTTTATGAACAACTTGCCAAAGCTACAACAGAAGGTAACTTGGAAGCTGTACAAGCTTACTCTCAAGCAATTCAACGTCTGACATTTTAAGGAGATACATTTATGAGCATTACCCTGTCGAAAGAATCCCTGTACGAACGTTCGAAAGCACTGTTCAATGAAATCGTAACACTGGAACAAGACCTTGCAGCACTCGGTGAGGAGTTCACCTATCAGAAGAATGAGAATGAACTTGGCCTAGAGAAAGCAGTTGTTAAATCTACTTTGAAAGCTGCTGAAACTTATGTTCGCAACAGTATTGATAAGGAAGAAGATAAGATTGTGAAAGCTAAAGAATTTGTAGAGTTTTACAAAGAGATTAGTGGTGAGTATAACTAAGGTTTGAATATAAGGGAGTCGCAAGACTCCTTTCTTTTACAAGAGGAGAGATACGATGAATAATCTTTATAGTTTCTACGTTGATTGTGGTCGTATGGGTAGTCTTGATGGTTTGTTCATCGCTACACAAGATGAAGTAGATAAAGCCATTGGTAAATATATGTACTTTGGTGAAGTGCTCGGTAAACATTCTGAAGTAGAAGGTAATCTTGAAGCACACGAAATCAAACTTGTATCTGATGATCAAGAGAAAGTTGATTGGTTGCTTGACTTGCTCGGTGTAAGTGTAAGTGGTTTTAATCCTCTAGCTTATATTCAAGACTCTGATGAAGACGAAGAAGAGGAATATGAGGATGACGAGTAAGCAATACACAGCTATCATTGATATCGACACACTCATAATTCACGCTGCATTGGCTGGACAAGAGACAAGCGTTCTAGTTACGCACAAAGACACAAAGTGGAGTAAGACTTTCAAGAATCAAACTGAGTTCTTTGGGCATTTTAAGAAAAGAGAAGGTGGTTGGCTAGCAACTCTCAACGAATCTCGTGAAGTTAAAGTCTCCCCAGACGCATTTGAGATTACACCGATTGTAACTAAGATTACTGATCAATACACAGAAGATGGAACTGTAATCACAGCAGAGACGGTTGTTAAAGGGCGGTTCAAGAATAAGATTGAAGCCATCACTTCACAAGATTGGTGTAAAGACTTTAAGATTTGTTTTGGTACAGGTAAGAACTTTCGTTATGATATCGCACAGACTCAACCATACAAAAATGAACGTCCTGTAAAACCTTTGTTGTATGAAACTGTCAAAGAGTACATGCTTTGGAAATACAAAGATAAGATGTTGATTGTTGATGGCGTGGAAACAGATGAGATTGTAACTCAGGAAGTTTGGAAAGCTTGGGTTAAAGCCAAACGTAGCCATGACAAACTGGATGCTGTTGCTTGCTATATTGATAAGGACATTTCTCAGTTCCCTTGTCTTTGGTATAACTTTGATAAACCTGAGCTTGGCTTGGTGAAGATTGATGCACTTGAAGCGGTGAAGAACTTAGCTGTACAACATCTAAAAGGTGATACAATCGACTCTGTTCCCGGACTGCCAGCACTACCAGAGGATATGTATAAAGAGTATTCTCTGCGTAAAACTAAGGGTATTGGGGAGACTACAGCACAAGGCGTACTAGCATCAGCAGAGACACCAAAGGAAGTATTTGAGCGGGTTGTGGAGGCATACAAAGGGCATTACGGAGAGGAAAAACAACCATTCACTTCATTCCGTGGTGAGGAGTCTGAAAGAAATTGGTTAGACCATTTGAATGAGCAGTTTAGACTTCTTAGGATGCGTACTGATGTGACTAAAGATGTTGGGCATGTTAGAGACTTTCTTAAAGCAATGGAGATTGAAGTATGAATAAGATTACAGAAGATTACCTGCTGGAATATATCTCAGACGTAGGTGAGTTCGAAAAAGAGCACCGCAAATACTCTTCTTTCTGGTGTACAGTTACACACCTAATTACTCAGGAAGATGTTGACGCACTGGCAGAAGATGATGTTGACGCAAGTGACTTCCTGAACGTCTTGGTAACACGTAACGGTATGTGGAGTGATAGTGACGGTACAGATTGGGATAGTACAACTTACGAGAAGCTGCAAGAGTATCAAGAGCTTGTTCCTGAAGTTGTGATTCCTGAGCACTATGTGACGAAGTATAAGACTTCAGCTTTTAAGCCTGTGTTCGGGGAGTAAATTGTGACCGATATTTATAAGCTGTTTGAAAAAGAAACTTGGACACCTGATGATTGCACACCATATATTTGGTACAGAGCGTGTGTTGATGAGTTGTCCTTTAACAAAGATGATGATGTCAATAATCTAATGAATGGCGATGGTCTTACTTACTCTTATAATGTAAGCAGCGAAGTCGAGCGTGATGGCTTTGTAATCTTCACCCTACAGAATGATTATGGTGGCGAATCGTTTCAAGCTATCTTTGATATTTCTAAGAAAGTTGATGAGGACAAGTACTGGGAAGAAGTTGATAGTGAAGATGAAGAAGAATGAAAGAACCTTGGCTAAACTACCCTCACATCTGGCCCTCCAAGAGTTCTTTCCTTAGTTTTCTGCGTGGTGGTATCAGGCGTGCTCTGTGGAACCGTTCACCTATTAAATTGGAATTCATTAAGAAATACCGACGTAAAATTAAGAATCCAAATCCCAGAGGTAAGGTAAAAGAAGTTTGGGGTGGTACTTGCAATCTGTGCGGTGATGAATTTCCAAGCAATCAGTTGAACGTTGACCACCGAGAAGGCCAGAATAGTCTTAGAGAGTTGTCAGACTTACAATCTTTTATGGAAAGTATTGTACTTGTTCAAGAAAGTGATCTACAATTCGTATGTCTACCGTGCCACAAGATCAAGAATTTACAGGAAAGGACAGGGGTAGATTTCGAGACTGCAAGGACAGAGAAACTTGTAATTGAAATATGCAAGAATAAGCAAGACAAGGCATGGCTAATCGAGAAAGGCATTACTCCACTAGGAAATGCTAAGTTGAGACGCCAACAAATCACTGAGGAGATGATGAAATGACTAACAAGAAATTGAAAGTAAACAGTGCTGCCTATACAGAACTTAGTATTCAAATTGCCGTACTTCAAGCATCTGTGGATAAACTACTCCAACTCGCTATGAAAGATAATACTTTAAATATTATTGGTGACGTAGTTATCTCAGGAACTATCCCAACAGATGAAGAATTCTTGGAGGCATACAAATGATTAAAGATTATTGGACAGCAATCTTCTGGTGCGAGTTTGTTCAGTTTAGCGTGTTCTTCAACATCTGGACACAACAACTTGGTGTTTAGCTTGAGAGGTGGGTATGTCAGTTATAGAGATGTTTCCGAAGAAAGAAGTTGCAGATAAATCAGTTGAGCATACTATCTCTAAGTTAGACTTCTGGATCGGGAGGAATGAGATTATAAGTAGGGACTTTGTAACTTTCAGTGTTTACCAGAAACAAGAGACGCTTGATACTGTACTCTCGATCAACAACCAATTGTATGAACTTATTTTGAAACTTAAAGGAGAGATTTAATTGAGCAATCGCCACCTATTTATTCCAGACGTACAAGCAAAAGAAGGCGTTCCACTTCAACACCTTGAAGCTTTGGGAAATTACATCGTTAAGAAACAACCAGAAGTTATTGTAATGATTGGGGACTTCGCCGATATGCCAAGCCTAAGTTCTTATGATGTTGGTAAGAAATCTTTTGAAGGTCGCATGTACACAAAGGATATTGAATCTGCACGTAAGGCGATGGATGTTCTTCTTGCACCACTAAAAGCTTTTAATATTCAGCAGTCACTTAACCGTAAAAAGCAATACAAACCACGAATGGTTATGTGCTGGGGTAATCACGATCAAGGCCGTATTGAGCGGGCTATTGAGAATGATCGTAAACTTGAAGGTTTGATTTCTGTTGATGATCTTGGTTTTAAAGAAGCTGGCTGGGAGTGCCATGATTTCCTTGAAATTGTAAATATCGACGGTATCCGTTACTCACACTACTTTGTTAATCCAAATAGCTTGCTGAAGAATTGTGTTGGTGGTAACATTGACGCGAAGCTGAAGAACTTGGGGTGGTCGTTTAGTATGGGCCATCAGCAGACTTTACAATACGGGGTCCAGTACTTGCCAGATGGTATTGCTCGCCAAGGTTTGGTTGCTGGTGCTTTCTACATGCATAACGAGAGCTACATGGGAACACAGGGTAATCTTTCTCACTGGCGTGGTGTTGTGATGAAGAATGAAGTTCAGGAAGGCAGGTACGATCCTTGCTTTATCTCTATTCCATTCTTGCTGGAGAAGTATATTTAAGTGGAAGACTACAAACTAAAGAACACTGTCAATCGCTTAGAGAATTCGGTTGACAGCTTAACTAAAGAGATCTATAATCTCAAACAGCAGCAGAAAGATATGCTGGAACAAATTAAGCGACTAAAGGAGGGGTTTAATGATGGCAGTAGCAAATGAACCACAGAAGTTTAAAGTAAAGAATGATGTAACTGTCTACTCACTATTACCACCATTCATGGACACACACACTGTAGTTTGGAATGATGAGAATGGACACCACCAAGAAACAGAGTGTAGTATTGGATATGTAAAGGATCAGTTCAGGAATGATATCTGGACTTACATCATTGAGAGTCCTAAATCATCTGTAGATAAGCCACAATCAGCTCTAGACAAACAAGTCAGCGGTAATCACTATAAAGACTTTAAGATCCAACCTGCTGAATATTGCCATGCTAACAACATCCCATTCTTAGAGGGCAACGTAATAAAATACACATCTCGTCATCGGGCTAAGAACAAGAAGAAAGATCTTGAGAAAGCTATTCATTGTCTTGAGTTGCTGATTGAGTTGGAGTATGGTAATGAGGACTAAGCGCCTATTAGGTATTGACGTTGATGGCGTCTGTGTAGACACACTAACCCTCTACAAACAAGCTTCACATCACTTGGAAGATCCTCTAGACTTCTGGCGAGATGAGAACCTTTATGATAACCTTGTTCCAATGGATGGTGCTGTAGAGAAACTTGAGCAACTTAGTAAATACTTTGGTATAGTGTTTGTGAGTCGGTTGAAGGGAAATCATCACCGTTCAAAGGTGTATTTCTTGAAGAAGTTCTTTCCGTTTATGACTGGCTTTATTGGTACTCACGAGAAGTACCTTTTGAATGAAAGTCTTGTTGCAATGGTGGATGATTTAGAGGATAATCTGTCCAAGTTTGAAGCTCACAAGCGAGTGTTGTTTGGACAAGGTGAATATAAAGATTGGAATAGTTTTAGTGTTAAAGATTTCTGTAAAGATTACTTGGTTTAATTAAGGAGAAAGTTTTGAGTAATGCACGGGTAACACGGTTTAATGTAATTTGCGGCAACCCCGTAAACATGGGTACTGATCTAGAATATTGGCGTCAAGTGAAAGAACAGGCTGCTCGTATTCTTGAAGAAGCAATTGAGATGAATACAGCAGCACAGGAAGAGGACTATCAAGGTGTAATTGATGGTTGGGGAGATGTAAAATACACCAACGAATACATGGATGATATCCTGAAAGGTGCTGGTGTAGATACTAAGAAAGTATTTGATACGATTGCAAGTAACAATGATCAGAAGTTTACAACTAGCTACACATATGCTTGTGATAGTAAAGAAGCTTTGGAACAACTTGACGTTGATTGTTATTTGGATAGCACAACTTACGAAGGGACGCTTTACTATGTTATTCGTCGAGTCCATGATAATAAGATTCTTAAGCTGAAGCATCATGAGTCGCCGGATTTGAGTAGCTTTATTCCAAAGGAGTTGCTATGATTCACGCAAGCACACAACAAGCTAGACCAAAAGCTAATTGGAAAGATTATGTCTTCAATAAAGAAGACTATAGTAAAGTAGTAAGCTCTGGCATGGCTTGGGTAGTATTTCCAGACTGGCCTACACCACAAGAGTTTAGTGAATATTTGAAGGAGAAGGGAGAGAAAGATGTTTGATTTCATTAAATGTAAAGTTATCGGTGTAACGCAACCTGTGGTAGACTTCATCCCAGATAGTGAAGGCATCATTTCCTACGCAGCACGAGTCAGCGCACCACAGAATCAAAGTAACTTCGACACAGCAGCAAAGCTTCTTAAGTATTGCGTAGATCATCAACACTATTCAGTATTTGAAACTTGTAATATCACAATGGAAATTGAAGCTCCACGGGACATTGCAAGGCAGATTCTTCGTCACCGTAGTTTCAGCTTTCAAGAGTTCAGTCAAAGGTACGCAGAATCCACAGACTTCATTACTCGTGAATGTCGTTTGCAAGACGAGAAGAATCGTCAGAATAGTATTCAAACAGATGACCTAATGCTTCAGGATTATTGGCAGATTGCACAAGAAGAAGTATTGGAGCTTGTAAAGTTTCATTATGAAAAAGCTTTAATGCTAGGTATTGCTAAAGAAGTTTCACGTTGCCTATTGCCAGAAGGTCTTACAATGAGTAAGATGTATATGAATGGTACAGTACGTAGTTGGTTGCATTACATTCAGCTACGCGAGGAGAACGGCACGCAGCTTGAACACACTGATGTTGCTAAGAAGGCTAAAGTAGAAGTATTGAAGTATTTTCCATTCCTTGAGAATGTATTGGAGAAATAAAATGAGTTTTAACAATTCAGAAGAAAATCCTATCGAATTCTATCTTCTTGAAGTAGCATCATTGATTGCAGTGAGGGAAGGTAAAGAGAAACGTGTGGCGAACTTGATTATTCTTGAAACTCTTTCTGAATGGATATTCATGTATGAAAGTGGTTTGAACCCAAAAACAGCGTATGGTAAATTTCGGAGTAGTAGTGTATGAGCGTAGGTTTTAATTTGAGTTTGTCAGACCTCCTTCTTTGTGAAGGTTTCGCTCAAGCATTTGGTGAGGATAACAAACCAGCAATTAATAAGTTTCTTTTTGATAACGGTTTAGACGTTTCGATGGGGATAGATGAAGTAGTTTGTAAGCATCGCAATCTTCGTGGGAATGTTGTAGACTGTTTGATGTATCAGGGGCATGAACGCTCTGATGAATGGTTGAAGTCTGGTGCTGCATCTTGGGATGCAATTGTTGAAGATTGTAGTTTGGATCTTCGGATTGATCTTAAGACAATGGGCAAGCAGAGTAATAATACTGGTATGATCCTTGATTCACTGGAACGCCACGCAAGTAAATAAGGAGAAGTAATGCTAACGCGAATTCAAACGCCTAAGACAGAGTTTACCGTTGACTATCCAGAGGCTTGTGAATTTACTAATCAACAGGCAGCTGTCTTCTGGCCTCACTTTGAAGTAAAGGTGCATAAAGATAAACAAGATATTCTAGTAAACATGACGCCTGCTGAACGTCACGGTACGATTACAACACTTAAGTTGTTTACTAAGTATGAACAGATTATTGGTGATGAATTCTGGCTTGGATTTGTGTACAAGAAGTTCCCCCGTCCTGCTGATATCCAACCAATGGCTGCTTTGTTTGGTGCAATGGAGACAGCAGTTCATGGGAAGTTTTACAGTACGTTGAATGAAGAACTTGGACTAGCAACAGATGAATTCTATAATGAGTACTTGCAAGATGAAGATCTTAAAGCTCGTGTGGAATTCCTAGAAAGCAGTATTGCCGATAAAGATGATCTTCGGGCTCTCGGTTGTTTTACATTCGGAGAGGGTGCAATCCTATATTCTAGTTTTGCTTTCTTGAAGCATTTCCAGAGTCAAGGTAAAAACAAGTTGTTGAATGTGGTGAGTGGTATCAACTTCTCTGCGCGGGATGAAAATCTACACGCTGAAGCAGCGGCTTGGTTGTACCGTACACTACTAAAAGAAAAGAAAGATGCTGGGTATATCGATGCAGCTTACGAAGATGAGTTGAAGAAAGATGTCTACCTTGCTGCTGAAACAGTAATGGAACATGAAAAATCAATTATCAAGAAGATCTTTGAGAAAGGTCGGATTGATGGTATTACAGATGTACAACTTGAGTACTTTGCACAGAGTCGGATTAACCTCTGTCTTCGCAACCTCGGTTATGAAAATCTATTTAAAATTGAGTATAATCCTGTTGCTGAATGGTTCTATAAAGGCATTAACGGTTTCAGCTCTATCGACTTCTTCAACAGCCAAGGTAATCAATACCAGCGAGACTGGGATTCTGAAGGTTTTAAATTTTAAGGGGAATTAAGTGACAAATAGTTATCGTGTATTGAGTGAAGAACGTAAGAAGCTACAAGAAGATGGTTTGATGCCTGCCCATTGGTCTACCGGCTCTTGGCAATTATTCAAGAGTAAATACCTTTACCAAGCGTCAAACCCGAAAGAACAGTATCAGCGAATTGCAGCAACATTGGCTACACACACGCCTGATCCGTCTGAGTGGAAAGAGAAGTTCTTTGATATTATGTGGAAAGGTTGGTTGAGTCCTAGTACCCCAATCTTAGCTAATACAGGAACAAATCGTGGTTTGCCAGTAAGTTGTGCTGGTAGTTATATTCCTGATAGTATCGATGGTATCTACAAAGCAAAACATGAAACTGCAATGCTAACTAAAATGGGTTTTGGTACGGCAGGTTATCTTGGAGATGTCCGTGCTCGTGGAGAATCGATCAGCGTAGGTGGTACTTCTACCGGGGTTATGCAGGTCATTGAGGGGTTTCAACGTGACATGGAGTACGTTGCTCAGGGTACGGCTCGACGTGGTTCTTGGGCAGGTTATTTGCCTATCGATCATGGTGATTTTGATGAAGTTTGTACTTATCTAGAGCAACACCCTGACGGTAATAATATCGGCTGGAATGTTTCTGATGATTTTATTGAGAAGTTGAAAACTGGTGATAAGGAAGCAGTACGGCGTTACGGTAAAGCTCTGAAAACTAAGATGGTGACAGGTAAGGGGTACTTCTTCTTCCCTCAAAAGACTGAACGTAAGCGTCCGCAATGGTATGTAGATCAGGGCTTGGATGTTAAGGCTCCACAGCTCTGTAATGAAGTAATGCTGCATTCAAGTAAAGATTTTACATATACATGCGTCCTTGCATCAATGAACGTAGAGCTTTTTGATGAGTGGCATGGTACAGACGCTGTAAACACTGCAATTGTTTTCCTTGATGCCGTATGTCAAGAGTTTATTGAACGAGCTAAGAATATTCCCGGTCTTGAGAAAGCCGTAGCATTTACGAAGAACAGTCGGGCGCTTGGGCTTGGACAATGTGGTCTGGGATCTTACTTCCAAAAGAAGATGGTTCCATTTGAAAGCTTTGATGCACATATGCTGAACAACAAGATTGCAAAGTACATTCAAGATGAAGCAATTAAAGCTTCTGAATGGCTTGCAAGTGTTTGGGGCGAGCCAAAGTGGATGAAGGGTTATGGTCGTGCAAATACACACTTGATTGCAATCGCACCAACTAAGTCAACAGCACTTATAATGGGTGGTGTTAGTGAAGGCATTAGCCCCGATACTGCGATGGTTTACACACAGAAGAGTGCTGGTGGTGAAGTTGACCGAGTTAACCCTTACTTACTGAAGTTGATGAAAGAGAAGGTTGTTTTCAACAAAGCTAACGTTGAAGATGTTCGTGACAAGATGGGTAGTGTGCAGCATGTAACTTGGTTGACTGAAGATGAGAAGCTGGTGTTCCGTACAGCTTTTGAAATCAATCAACACACAATTATCCGTCTAGCTGCTGCCCGTGGTAAGTTTATGGATCAATGGCAATCGCTTAACTTGTTCTTTGCTGCTGGTGAAGATGAGAGTTACATTAACGAAGTACATAAAGAGGCTTTCTTGAACCCTGACATTCTTGGTTTGTATTACGTATACAGCATGGCTGGTGTTCAAGCAAGCAAGGATGAATGTTTGGCTTGTCAATGAAGAAAACATTTGACACAGTAATCTAATCTGCTACACTGACCCTATGAGCAGAAATGCCGTAGGGTCTTTTACTAACTGGAGGAATAGTCATGAAAGGTTATGAAGATGTAGCAGCGGGACTTGTGTTGTTGGTAGTTGTGCTCATAGGTGGCTATTACTATTTACAATCTGAGGCATACCACCAGAAACAAAGCTTGCATCAACTGGATGTTAAAACTCAGAAGAAAGTAGACTACAACTGGTCTAAGTTTGAAGTTGCTTCTAAACGAACAGATTGACTAAATAATAGGCAAAAGAAAGCCCCTCGTCCGTTGCTGGATAGAGGGGCTTTAACACATCTGAGATAAGCTGTTGGCTCAGCTTAGTGCCTAGTGGCTTCTTATTTTAATTATTCGTATTGTTATTTATATTCGTTTGAATCACTTTACTATTCTGCCGCTTATCAGCCTCATACCACTTGATACGTTCTTCGATAATCCTTAGTCTTGAGTCAGTACCATTCTGATATGAATCTTGTTGCTCCGCTTGCCTATTCTGACGTGTCTCTAAATACTGGACATTGTTAGACATCACTTTCATTTGTTCTTGTTTATACAAATCAAACTTAGCTAGTATGTTATCTGATTTTATTGTATTAGTGTTATTGCTCAGCAATATTGAAATAATGATGATTGCTAAAAGTAGGAATACTAAATTTACACTCCTCTCCACAACTGTCCAGAACATTTAAACATCCTTGTCATTTTGAAGACTTCTGAAAGTATAGGTCAAGCCGACTGAGAATGTCAGATTTCATGGCTGAGATGTTGGTGTTGATACGGTCCTCAACTTCACGTAAATCTCCTTTATCAACCTTACTTGTCTGTAGGACAATCACTGTTGACTCAAGCTTCTCAACTTTCTTAGATTGCTCTTGGAAAGAATAGACAGTCAGTGCTAGAACAATACCTAAGAGAAAGAGAGCTGCTCGCTCCCAGTATCCTTGTGGTCTTCCTTCATTTGGTTCCATACAACTTCTCCTGTTCAAGCTTCCACTTACGCTGCTTTTCTAGAAGAAGTTTATAATCAAACACACAGCCTGTGTTATTCACATAGCCTTTAGCCAATGAACGTACAGTATCACCAGCTTTAATTGCACCACATGGATCTTGCATAAGATTATTTGGTAGGAACACAGGTGTCTCCTTCGTCTGGTAAACAACTCTCGGAGAGCATCCTGACAAGATCAGAAGGCAAAGCAGAGTCAATATCAATTTCTGCATCTGGGGCTACCTTTGGTACATCCTGAATGGAAACTTTCTTAGGGAGGCTGTCAATCTTAGAAATAGTGGCTTGAGCCTTATCTTGCTGAACTTGTTTCTCAGATTGATATTCAGATGTGATGGTGTCACTTATTTTACAAGACTCAACCTGCAAGTTAAGGGACTTTTGTAATGATGTATTCGCATCAATAGCTACCACTAGTGCTGATTCAGCTTCAGCCTGTGTTCCATAGAAATGATAACTTAATGCACCAAACAATCCAGATAAGGCCATAAAGAATACTAGGATGTAAGATGTAATAGAATTACTCATCTTCTGGATGCTCCTCTTCATATTGCTTGATAAACTTACCTACAGAGCCCATCACCGCAATAGATCCCATTGCAACCACAATCCATACAGGGCTAATAGTTGCTAGTCCAATACCTAATGCAAGACTAGCACCATACGCAATTGAGACAAGAACATTAGCAAAGAGAGAAAGGGCCGAGTAACTTTTTAGGTGTTGCTTCCAGTTATTTATTACTTTCATTAGCTAAGTCCTTTACTTCTTGTGGTACGTCACCTAGACACCACTTATATTCTTTAGTGGCTCTGACAACCAAACCATTCATTTTAACTTTAATACCCTCATGATTCTTACCATAAACAAATCTAGTAAGTTGTTCACAAACTAGCTCGTGTTTTCCAGCATTGAAGTACGAAAGCATTGTACTTGATTGGAGAGTACCGATACCTTTATTGTAAGTAAAATCAAGCATCGCTCCGTATTCCCAATCAGATTTGAATGGACCTTTTGTAACTGAACGGAGTTGTTTATCATGCTTGATCAAGTCTTTTGCAAAGATATCTACACATTGATCATAAGTGAAAGTTTGCCCTAACTTCACTTCCGGTCCTGTATGGCCAAGACAATTTGTCGGGACTCTTCCAGTATCTAAATAAGTGTGAAGAATAGGTTGACCATTAGGAGCTTCGGAGGGCGCTGTTAAGAACGCCCCAGTCAAAGCCAAGGAGCCAGCAAGACCAACCCCAAGAAGTTTTTTATACAAATTAGAGTTGGCTGACATCTATTAGATTACCAAATAATTGCGTTAATTTGAGCTACAGTAGTAGCAGCATCTACAGCAGCTAGTTTAGAAACAAGAAGAACTTGGTTTTCTTTGATATGTTCATTCATATCCCCCATCACACCTACTAACTCTTCTGCTGTATGGTCTTTCCAAGTGTAACGTGTGCCATCAGAAGCCCATAGAGGCTCTGATCCCCCTGTATGATTTGCAACAGCATAGCGGATAGTGATATTGATTTGGTCAACTGTACGGCAGTCATAGTTATGAACAGTACCTAATGCAGAAGATGTAAAGGAAGTTCTTTCAATCTCATCATCACAGTTTTGTCTAAGCTCTACTATTTTACTAACAACTGCCTGAGCCAGAGTTGGTCCAGTTTGTGGAGGGGAGAAAGTAGTTCCGTCATATGTCCATCTCTGCTGTGGTTGAGGATCCAGGTCGGTGATATCCACCATCATGGCAACCATGTTGGGCGTATATCTATCCTCGATTGGGACGTCGACGCCATCCGGATTCACATACGGCGGGATAACCTCAGAAACAGCTCCATCCTCAATTAGCGCGTAAGTTTTCATTTATGCATACTCCCAAATAATTACGATACCTGGAGCGCCATTACCACCTATACGCGAGCTGCCTGCGCTTGGAATATTAGAGGTTGCTCCGCCGCCGGAACCAAAAGACGTAGAAGCTGTGCCGTTGGTTCCGGCGGCGGTATATTGAGCGCCGGGCCCGAATATCGTACCGCCCGGCAGAGCGCCAACAATAAGCCCTGCTGCCTGCGAAATCATGTTAATGCTAGCGCTTCCAACATTTGAGGTTATATTTCCGCCCGTAGGGGCTGGGCTATTTAGTGAGAACGTATCAAATTGGCCGCCTGACGGCCCTGCGATTGGGCCGCCTCGTCCGCCAGGGCAACTGATACCAGCGCCAAACGACGACGTCCCTCCGTTACCGCCCGCCGAAGCCGTTACCCCAGCGCCACCAGCCCCGACTACAACAGTTGCACCTGAAAACCCAGAAGACAGAAGGCTCTTGGCGTATGAGCCTGCGCCACCAGGCGCACCGATTGCATTCTGCCCTGCGCCTGTTGCTACTGCACCACCGCCCGCGCCGCCTGCAGCCTGAACTTCTACGATTACTCTCGCGGTGCCTGGTGTTGGCGTATAAGTGAAGGTGCCGGGAGTACTGAAAATCTGAGGCGCACCAAGCAGCCTACCTCCAGACGTATTCACACCAGTACTAGCAATCAATACCCACGAACCCCCACCAATAGATGAGTTCCACTGAAGCCACACATCGCCATTTACAGAGATAACTCCCATTGTTAGGGCTGTATGACCAGTACCAACAATGGGGGCTGCTGTAATAACACCATTATTTGGTGTAAAGGTAGATGCGCCGGTGTTGGCATTGAGTGCCTTAAACCTCAACACCATACCATCAACAAGTGTTTTTACTACAGGAACATAGTCAGCTTTATAGGTGTTTGCTGTGCCCGTATCCAATGCATAAATAGGGCTGCCAGACTGGTTTCTGAAGGCTTGGCGCCAGTATGAATTAGTGGTATCTGTGGTTGGGTTTTGGTTGGTGCTGCTTTGCACAGCTTCGTAAATAAGACCATCACTACCTTGTACAAACGCTTTAGGGGCAGATGCAGTGAAGTAGTAATCTTGTGTACTAGACCAAACACTAATACCCTTTTGGAAGATATGAACAAGAGCATTATCTTGACGATTCTGTGACCAGT